CATTTCTGTCACTGCTTTTCACCGTTTTATTCCGCAGCCTGCGTCGGGTCGCTCCTCAGCGTTGCCCTGTTTGGCTGCATTTTTAGTATTGTCAGAATTTTGGCGATTATTGCGTTTACACGGTTTGATTTTCAGAACCGCCGTTACCGAACAGATATTGAACAACTTGGATTGAATACTATGTAAAGCAAAAAAGGGACTATTGCACACATTTGCAACAGTCCCAAATCTTATAAATCAATATGACCGCTTGCGCTGTCATTGACAACATAATATGCTCTTACGACATTGTTTTCTGCCTTGATATAAACCTTGATAGATTTAATCTGCTTGCGAGTACCGCCGCGATAGTCGTTTTTGCACATCTCGGTTATATCCGACATAGTATATTCATTGCCGCTGCTCTGTATGATAACGTCCTCGGTTTTAGCGGTTTTAGTTGATGTTGATTTTGCCTTTTTAGTATACGTTCTCTTTGGCTTTTCCGCAGTATCGGTGGGAGCGGGAGCGGGAACAGGAGCAGCACTTTTATTTGCATTATTTGGCTTTCTGCCCATTTTAGCTGGAGTTTTCTTTTCGTTGCCAGTCGCTTTTTTATCAACTTTGGGGGCTTCTGTTGCAACAGCTTTTTCGGTTTTGGGTTTTCTGCCCGCTTTGCTTTTTGGTTTATCGGTATTGGCTGAAGCCGTTGCTTTTGCTTCGGTTTCCGACTTAGAAGCGGCAGCATTTTTAGTTGCTTTTGAAGCGGCTGCTTTAGGTTTTCTCCCTGCTTTGCTTTTCGATTTTTCTGTTGAGGTTTCTTTTTTTGACTGTTCCGCTTTTTCCTCAACAGGAGCGGCAATCTCCGCTGCTGTTTCAACTTTGTTTTTTTCGTTGTTTAAAACAGTAGTTGCTTTTTCAGTTTTTTTCTTACCTCTCGGCATTAAAAAACCTCCTTTAATTTATATTTCAAATTCAGTATAACATGATATAATGATAATGTCAAATGTTTTTTGAAATTATATCCATAATCTGATTTAATCTTGTTTCTCCTATACCCTTTATTTCGGAAATTTCAGTGCGAATTTTCTCAATGTTTATTTCGGTAATTTCAACCTCATTTAATGCGTCCTCTTTGCCTGTATTATATACATTGTGAATAAATTGATTTAACTCCGACTTATTCATATTTTTTATTGTTCTGTATAAATTTCTGTCAAGCAATACATTTTCGGACATACTCCAACCTTCTTTGAATAACCGTTAAAACCATTCTACCACATATTTTGCGGTACGTCAACCCTAAAATAATTTGATATTATCACGAAAATGATGTATAATAAAACAGATAGGAGCGTGATAAAATGCAGGAACGTCAATACTTAGCTTGTGACCTTAAAAGTTATTATGCGAGCTGCGAATGCGTAGACCGCGGCTTAGACCCTCTTAACACAAACCTTGTCGTAGCCGATGAAAGCCGAACAGAAAAGACAATATGCCTTGCTGTAACTCCGTCCCTAAAATCATATGGTATTCCCGGACGTGCGCGGCTCTTTGAGGTGGTGCAGAAAGTCAAAGAGGTAAATGCACAGAGGCTTTACAATTACAGAAAGCAAACAAGAAATTATAAATTTGACTTTACCGAAAAATCATATCTTGACAGCGAATTAAAAGATAACTCTGCTTTAGCAGTTGATTACATTGTTGCGCCGCCGCGAATGGCGCATTATATGAAACGAAGTGCGGAGATATACCAAATATATTTAAAGTATATCGCTCCCGAAGATATTATAGTTTACTCCATTGACGAGGTTTTTATTGACGTAACGCCCTATTTGAAAACTTATAAAATGTCAGCAAGAGAGCTTGCAATGACAATAATCAAGGACGTTCTTGCAACAACGGGTATTACCGCAACGGCAGGAATAGGAACAAATCTTTATCTTTGTAAAATAGCTATGGATATTGTAGCAAAGAAAATCCCTGCCGATGAAAGCGGAGTAAGAATTGCGGAGCTTGATGAAATGTCCTACCGCCGTCAGCTTTGGGAGCATACTCCCATAACCGACTTCTGGAGAGTGGGGAAAGGCATTGCCAAAAAGCTGGAGGAATACGGTATTTACACAATGGGGGATATTGCAAGAACATCCTTGCAGGAGAAAGGCTACAGAAGCGAGGATATGCTGTATAGAGTATTGGGAAAAAACGCCGAGCTTTTGATAGATCACGCTTGGGGTTATGAACCCTGCACTATTGAGGAAGTAAAAGAGTACAAACCCGAAACAAACAGCATAAGTAAAGGTCAAGTCCTGCAATCTCCGTATAATTATGAAAAAACAAAGCTGATAGTCCGTGAAATGACGGATTTGCTTTCCCTTGATTTAGTGGAAAAAGGGCTTGTTACTAATCAGATTGTGCTTACTATCGGTTACGATATTGAAAATCTTACGGACGATAAAATCAGTGGCGAGTATAAAGGAGAAGTCGCCACCGACCGATACGGCAGGAAGATACCTAAACACGCTCACGGTACTATAAATCTTGACAGATACACGTCCTCCACTAACAAAATCGTGGAGGCGGCAATGGAACTGTATGACCGCATAATGGATAAACGGTTATTGTCAAGACGTATAAATGTTGTAGCTTGCCGTGTTATTCCCGAAATTAAAGCTGAAAAAGAAAACCAATTTGAACAGCTTGACTTTTTCACGGATTTTGAGAAAAAACAAGCAGATAAGGAAAAAGAGGAAAAGGCACTCCAAAACGAAAAAAATATGCAGAAAGCTATTATCGAGCTTAAAAACAGATACGGTAAAAATGCCGTTCTGCGAGGTATGAATTTAGAGGAGGGCGCAACAACAATAAGCAGAAATTCGACAATAGGAGGACACAAAGCATAATGGGAAAATATGATGATATAATTAACTTGCCGCACCACGTATCGAAAACAAGACCTCAAATGTCAATGCACGACAGAGCGGCGCAGTTTTCTGCATTTGCGGCTCTTTCTGGATATGATGATACCGTCAAGGAAACCGCGCGTCTTACCGACAGTAAGATGGAACTTACAGAGGAAGAGATTACGGACTTGAATTTGAAAATACAATTCCTCAAGGTGGTATGCTGCATTTGCCTATAAAAATCAAACCGCCATTTCAAACAGCTCGCAAGGGCTGTTTTCTTTTGTGCCGTAGAACTCGATGCTGTCGTCCTGCGAAACTTCCAAGTCTTTTGCTTTGCACAGGCAATCGCCGTTGCAAACCTCGTTGGGAACGCAGTGCTTGCATTTGCCACAGGTCATATCCACACCTCCTTAACTCGCTTTGATGAGCTTGCTCAACAGAGCGTCATACATTTCTTGAAGCACAGCACATTTTGCCTCTGCCGCTGCGACCTTTGCTGAATCCGAAGTTGGAGCGGGGGGGGGGGGAGCCTCGGTTGCGACAGCGGGTGCTGCACAAAGACCGAGCGAAATCATCATCGCCGTTTCAATGCGCCGCAGCTCCTGCTCCGTAACGCGACCGTGATAATCTCCGAACCGCTCGAACGCCACCGATGTGATTTGCTCACAGAGGGCGGTACTCTCGCGGCTCGTGCTGCGAATGGTAACGTGTGTCGGCAAATCGTGCTTCGGCTGGGTGGTGAGATAGACTACTTCCAGCGTGGAACTGTGTTCGTTGTTCCGGTCGTTGGACACCACGATGGCGGGGCGTCCGGGGCGCTGTTCACTGCCGACCGTGGCGTAGCCGCTCTCTATGTAGTAGATGTCTCCGCGTTTGATACCCATTTTCAATTCTCTCCTTTCTGCCCTGCCATCATCAGCACCGGTGGGGCGGTTCCGGTGGACGGGCTTTCGCCCGTTTCGGCTTATTTCTCCCAAACCTTCTTCGCAAAGGCTGCGGTCAGGTCTGCGAGATATGCTGCACTGTGCTGTGCCTGTTCGTCATCGTCCATCAGACTTACGGTGTATTTGATTTCCTCTTTGAGTTCCTCATAGCTCATTTCTTCGATTGCTTTCATTTTCGTTTCCTCCTTGACCCTCATCGGGCTTCTTTGTTATTTCTTTATACTCTTATTATATCACTTTAAGTTGAATTTGTCAAGGGTTTTCCGAAAAATTTTTCAGAAAAAATTACCGTAAGTGTGATTTTAGCGAGAGTATTTGCTTTTCTTCGGGTGATTTGATGAGTTCCAAGCATACCCCGCTTTGCGGTTCTTTTCCGCTCTCCGTCGGTTAGCCTCCCGCTCGGTCTTCTGCTTCGCCTCAAGCTCGCCCAGCAGCTCTTTCAGCCGCTGGGCGAGTTCGGTTTCACCATGACGAACCAGTTTGCCGAGAATGTGTTTCAGCAGAATCAGGTCTGCCGCTTTAATCCTCATCGTTGTCACCTTCCTCCCACTCGCTGCGGTGGTCGTTGATGTAGTCGTACATCACGTCCCAGCCCATCTCAACCATACGGTCAGTAAACCAATGGCTTTCACAGAACCTGCGGACTGCGCTGACCGCCTCAGCGGTTGGTCTGACATCGCAGACCTCAAGAGCGTTTTCGATGTCTTCCTCACACCAGAGGGTCATGCCAAAAAATCTCTCGCTCTCAGCGTCTGAGCTGGTGATAGACTTCACTTCTTTGCGGATAAACTGACTGCGCAGCATTTTAATCTTCGTCATCATCATGCCAATTATCCCAATCATTTTTTCCCTCCTCGATAGTGTCTCTCACAGATTTTGAGATGATGTAGTAGAACAGCGGCAGGAAAAGGATAAAGAACTCGCCGCCGACCGCAAAATAGCCCCGCCAGCGCGAGGCATACTCAGCGGCATAACTGTAAAGCAGGAGACCGAGTAGCGAAAGAATTGTGTATTTCACAACCGCTCCTGCTTTGTTATGCGGTTTCATGGTTCGTCACCCCCCCCCATTTGTTTTGACAGTTCGCTCAGGTTGATTACGAGAGCTTGCGAGTCCTTGACGAGAGAGTCCATAACGCTTTGCTCGTCCTCGCTCATCACCATTCGCAGACTGTTCGCCGCAAGCATCATAGCTGCGGCTACGAACGGAAGGTCTGATTTGGGTCTCCCGTTCATCACCGGCAGCAGCTCCTCCGAAACCTCCTGCAAGCAGGAGCAAATCTCTCTGTTAAACCGCTTCTGGTCGCCAGTAAACATAGCTGCGCCAAGCCTTGCGGCAAAAGGTATGCCATTACGTTTCATATGCCTCTCCTTTCTCGACGGGTTCAGCCGTCATATCCGTAATTTCAGCGTCGTAAAAGTTAATCTCCACGCCAGAGGCGATGGTCTTTGCCTCGTCCTCAGACGCAGCCCATACAGTAACCTCGCCGTAGCGGAGTTCGCTCACGCGCACGAGATAGGGCTGCCCTTGTTTCGGCGGGTACGGGCTGAAAAACTCGAAGTTCTCACAGCAGTTGCAAGCCCCGACATCAGACATCGTTTCCTGCCCGATGTGGGCGCAGTTACTACACCGAATTTGCATTATCCAAACACCACCTCTCCGAACAGGGCATATTGCACGATGCAGTCAGCAGCAGGACCGTCAATTACGCTCGTATCAAGTTCCTGTTCACTTACACCGTGATAGATGTCCATGCCGTTTTCAAGCCAAAGCTGAAAACCCTTTAAGAACTTGTCCCTCGTCAGCTCCCACTTGTCGCTGCTTTCGGCATCGTACAGAATAAGCGTACCGCCGCGCGCAATTTGTTCGCTGGCATATTCTCCGAGATATTCGCCAACCACCTTCGCCCTGCGGCACCAGTAGCTGATGTAGTCCAGCGCACCCGACATAATATCGTCGATGTCCTCCACAGTCAGATTGACTTTACCGCTGTAGCTGACCGTAAAAATGGGTTCTTGTACCACGCTCACGCCTCCTCGCTAATTTTCTCTCTGTGCCGCTTAATGCGATGCGGATAATTGGCCTCATTCTCGTTGTAGCAGCGCAGCTGCTTCTTTGCATCGGACAGGGTTTCTTCCTCAAGCAGGGTCTCCCATCCGCAGCCATAATTGCCTTGTATTTCAAATACGTCCCGTGTTTTTCGCTTATAAGCCATACAACTTCTCCTCCTCACCAAGTTCTCCGCAGACCGGCTGCGGGTGTTAGGGCTACGCCGATAGAGCCAAACTCGGAGCAGTCCGGCATATCGTGGTTGAATACATAGCAGAGCTGCTGACCGTGCGAGATGTCTTCGCGGTCCTGCTCCCATTCTTCGGGATAGTCGCTGACGTACAAATAACTCTCCATCTCGCCAATGTTGGTGAAGCTGTGAATGACGTGGTAAACCAGCGCGTTATGCTTCTCCTCAAACTCACGCACCCGCGCAAGCTGCTCGCCCTCAATCCAGAAGCAAGCTCCGAGCGGCGGCGCACTCTCGCTGATAAGTTCATCGTTCTTAAACTGTTTCACGATGGGCGGGTAAATGCCCCACTTCTTCATACGGGCAAGAGCTTCGATTTTCTTTTCTTCTCTGCTGACAGTCATTTCAAAAACTCCTTTCTCACACCAGATAGGCGCACATAAACTTGTTAAAGCTGTCGTAGTCCGACCAATCGGACGTACCATCGCCGGTCTCCTGCAAGACCTCCCACAGCTCGTGTAGGGTCAGGTCATAAGCGTAGGTGTCCACATCGTAATTAAGCTGCAAACACAGGGCTGTCCACAGCGCACGAAGCTGGTCGCGGCAAATCTCCTCATCGAAGCAGCTCTCCTCGACAAAGGCTTTTAGATATACCATCGCGTCAATTGGGCCTGTGCCGAGCGGGTTATGCTTGCAGCTGTCGGTCTCCGAACAGTAATCGCAGCCGCCTCCGCGCTCGCTGTGCAGACACTCATCACAGAGCATAAGGCGGTTGCCACAGACAGGGCAGAACGCTTTGTAGCCATTAGCCGCCGTGTCCCAGCGCATTTCGATTTCATTCTCACAATGCGGACAAACCTCAACGACCATAAACTGCTCATACTGTTCTACTTTTTTTTGCAGCGACTGAATGTAGTTCTCAGCGTCGAAATAACCGTCGCTATGAAGCATTTGAATAATTTTCGTTTTGTCCATGCCATTGCCCTCCCAATATCAACACCGAGGTCTTCGGTGCAGTAATCCGTGCCGTAAGCCTCGTTGAAATCCTCAATACACACGCTGGGGATATAGCTGTCCCCGTCCAGCCTCGCCCTGCCGTCTGCGATGATTTTCGCCAACGCCGCTTCGATGTCGGCATTGTCACCGCAGAAGATGGCGCTTTCCTCAGCCTCGGTGATTTCCAGCGAAACACCGAGGCGTATCCACAGTTCTCTCATTTGTTCTGCTCTGCCCACCTTTCGTCTTCGTCGTCATCGAGGCTCCCATAGGAAACGCCGAACTCCGACTCGTACAGCATCGGAATACAGCCGTCGCCAAACTCGGCGCGGTATTCCTCAAGCTCGTAGGGGCTGTAGTAGTCCAGCAGCTCCGCATACGCCCCGCGAATATCAGCGGGAATGCTCATCAAGTCAGGCTCCTCGAAATCGTCCTCGGTCAATTCCTTACCGTCAAGACCGACAAGACTTTTTTTTGTCGAACCCCAGCCGTAAAACTTGCCGTATCTGCCGTAGCTCAAATCGAAACCGGCGTAGACCGCCTCGATGTACTCGTACTTCGGGAAGTCGGCTTTCGTGGAGTCCCCAACAATTTCAACAACCTTTTTAACCGTGTTGTTGAGCTGCTTTCGGTCAATGTACTCGTGCTGGGTGTGGGCATTGTAGTAGCCGGACGAGAGGTTCACCGCCGCCACGCCGAGTTCCGGCGCAATGTAGGAAATGTCGCTGAAAGAGCCGTACTCCGTCTTGAAGCCCTTGCCGGTGATGTACGCCTCGAACTCGTCATTGGCGCAGTCATAATAAACCGCATCGTTTTTGCCCTTACGGTCAATCTCCACGATGGCTTTCAGCGTTTTCAAGCCTTTCGGCAGCCCACCTTTCTGGAACTGTTTGCAGAATACGCTTGCTCCAACGCCGCCGGTTTCCTCGTCACAGGTGAACAAGAGCCAAGGCTTTACTCGGCATAGCTTATGCGCCGTCACGAGAGCGTACACGCCACAGCGGTCATCGCCGCCGATGCCCTGCGGGGACATCAGGACATTGCCGTTCTGCGTTTTGCAAATGTATTTGACACGCTCTTTGTGAACGGTATCGAGATGTGCAACCAGCATAACTGGTGCCTCACCGGGGATAAGAATGTAACTGCCTTTTAAGGCGATTACCTTTCTGCCGAACATCTTGCACAGGGTCTTGAACAACTCATTTTGGGTTGGCATCAAAAAATCTTCTAACTGGTTCATACTGCTTCCTCCTCACCATCTTCGGTTTCCTGATAACAGTCGGGGCAGCGCCCGTCCTGCATAACATCGTTCTTGAAATAGCGTCCGCAGTCCTCGCACTCGGAATAATACCTATCGCGGCAATCAGGGCAGACCATCGTAGCCGCGCCGTCTTCGTTAAAAGCCTCGACAGCGTAATCGGGGTGGACATAACAGCCGCACTCCTCGCAGCAAATATACTCGTCGATGCAGTCTTCACAAATCCAAACTTCGTTGCCGCGATGGTCTATGGCGTGAAACATATTCTCGCGGAGATGCCATTCGCCGCACTCGTCACACTGCTCGCAATACTCCGCCAAGCAGTCGTCACAATAATCCTGACCGACATCTTCAACCCAAGTCACATTGTCACTGTGGTGATACTCGTCACAGCGGTCGCAGCGGGTGTAGTGGTCATCAAGGCAGTTTTGGCACACGCGAATTTCGTTTCCTCTGCGGTCGTAAACCGTATACATATCGTCCGAGTCGTAATACTCCTCGCAATCATCGCAGTATTCTCTGTCGTCGTGGTCGTCATCACAGTCCTTGCAATAAACGCCGTGGCTTGTTTCCTCGGCGCAGACCACGCAGATGCCCCAAGTGCCGACGGTCAGAGGCTCATAATCCTCCTCGTGGTCTGCGCGAATGCTGACCTTGCCGTCGAAATTGTCGTAAGTCCAATCAGCATAGCCGCCAAAACCGCTGCCAATTTGGACGCAATGCTCCTTTTCCTTGCCGCAGTACGGGTAGGTCTTCCACAGGTTCGGCACTCGCTCAAGAGCGGAAATCTCGCGCTGGACCAAATCGCGGTACAGCTTGGAGTCCTCTGCCGCCCCGTAAACACCGCCGGAGGTGTTGTAGAAACGGCTCTGCATCAAAAGCCCGTTCCCCGGCTTGTAGGCGAAAATCTGGCGGGTGGTCTTGCGGTTGTTCAGCGTCTCGGCGTCCATCGGGTCGTTGACAGTAAAGACGATGAAGCTGTACTTGTCGCGGGCATAGCCCGTGCAGCCGTTGTTGTACTCGTACTCAGTCGAGTTGAACGAATGGCAACTCGTCAGCGTGTTCCCACGCTCGTCACATTTCGGATTGCTCATTGTCAGGAAGTGAGCGGGGTTGATGGAAACATACAGCTTGAAACCAATCTTCTTGGCTGTCAGCTCGTCTGCGAACTGTGCGTAGAGCTTCTGAAATTCGCTGCCCGCAGTTTCATCAGCGATGCCAAGATGAACGCAAATTGCCTTGAAAACTCGGCTCAACTTTCTGCCCTGTGCGTACGCCTTGGGCGCAATCTGCGCGATTGCCGCGATGCCCTCCTGTTGCGCGTCTTGACTGTCGGGCATTGAGAAGAACCGAACAACCTTTTCCAGCATCTCATAGCTGGTGTTCTCATCGCGGCAGTATGCGGGCTGAAAAATCTTTCGCGCCAAGTCCGCGATGCGGGTATAATCAGGATTATGCGTTCTCGTCCCGTTGATAACCAACGCGTCCAGCTTAGAGTCCCAAACAGGGGACTGACTGAACAGCTCACGCAGTTCCTGCTTGGCGCGGGAACTGTCCTCTGCCAGTCTTTTGATGAACGCATTGGAGATGTTGTCCAGCACCTCCGTCTGGTGGGTGTGGCGGCGATAGTCTTCAATCGCCTGACGGATATTTTCTTCCGCTTGCTTAATAATCTCACTCATTTCCATTGTGGTGTCCTCCTTTGAGCATTCCATCGTTGATGTAGTTCGCAAAAATCCAGTTGCGGCAAGTGCGCTGCTTCTGTGTGAAGAAGCCGTGCGGGTTAGGCTTGTAGTCCGCAAAGTCGATGCGGCGGGCGTCTGTAATCGTCAGGTGGATATTTTTGTTATCCACCTCAACCGTTTCGCCCAGAGCGGGTATGAACGCGATGTGTGTATTCTCGTGCCAGTTGAATCCAGCACTCAGTCCACAGAGGTAATACGCCACAGCTTTCGGGTCGCGCTTGACCTCGATGTCGATAATCGCGCTGGGCTTGCGCAGCGTCCCGTAGTAGACGCGGTTGTCTTTCTGACCGATGAAACACTCCGCACAGCATTTGTAGATGTTCACCGCACGAATGCTTCTCAGCCAGAAGAACTCGTGGTAACGTTTGACTTCCAGTTTCAGGTGCATTGGTTTGTCCTCCTTGTTTTAGAGCCGTGAGGCTCTTTTTTTTATTTTGCTGTCGTTCTCTTGCGACCGCGTTTCTTGGCGGCGGGCTTCTGAACGGTTTTGTCCTTGCGGGTCTGCTTTCTCACAACCGGCTCATCGGTCTGCCACATTAGGCTGACCTTGAACGCTCCCGAACTCATACGCTCGATGGCGCAGGTCCAGTCGTCGGTCTCAACCGTGACATCGGGGTCTTCGCGGTCAGCACTGTCAACGGCACTCATAATCTGCTCTGCGGCTTCTGCAAGAAGTGCAGCAGCTTCGGCAGCCTCAAGGTACTTGAGCAGCCAGTAACCGGCTTTCTTGTAGCTGCGGACGGTGTAGAGAACATCGGCTTGGCAGCGGTTGCCGCCAATCTTGATGTCCATTACGTTGTCTGTCTCGGCGTAATTCGCCTGTCCCGGTTCGTGGATTTTCACCCATCTGCTTTGTCTCAGCTCTGTCATTTTATTTGTCCTCCTTAATGGAATTTTGACCTGCCTCATCAGCACCGGGCGGTCGGTCTCCGGTGGACGCCCTTTTGGGCGTTTCGGCTTTCTCCACTTCAAGTGTTTTGCTCTAATTCAGCTAACGATTGAAATGGTTTTTAACCCAAAAAGAGGCGTGTTGATATTCAGCGCCGCTGCACTCCTCTTTCTCACCGGCTGTGGTGCTGACGAAACCGCTATCAAGCCGACTGACGCGCTGGCCGCGGAGCCATTAACGGCTTACGTCGAGTCTACTGAGATGCTGACTTCAATGCCAGTCTCAATGCAGAAGCCTTGGACAGACGAAGAACTCAGCTTGATGGCAAGGACGCTTTCAGGCGAATGCTACGAGGATAAGGAACTTGACAAAAGACGGGTCTGCGAAGTCATCTTGAACCGAGTGAGCGACGGACGATTTGGCGACTCAATCTGCGAGGTCATTACCGCACCAAATCAGTTCCAAGGCTATTGGCGCCCATCGCGTCCTGTATCTGAGAATGATTTGGCTGTTGCGGAACAAACCCTCGAAGATTGGTACGAGAACGGATGCAAAGCACTTTCTCCGTACCTGTACTTTAGCGCCGGTGGAAACCGTGAAAACACATTCTATGAAGACATAGAGTGGTGAAAAATAAGGAGGACAAACAAATGTTAGAAGTAAAAGTAACCATCGAGGCCGCTGAACTGGCGGCGGCAGTCAACAACCTCGCAGCCGCGATGAACGGCGCGAAGCCTATCCCAACAGGAGCGGCAGCTACTCAGGCCCCTGCACCTGCAATGCCGAACCCCATGCCCGCACCTACGGCTCCCGTAGCTCCGCCCGCACCCGCTGCACCCGCAGCGCAGATGAACTACCCCGCACCGAGCGTACCGCTTGCTGCGCCCCCGCAGTACACTGTAGACCAGATTATGGCGGCTGGCGCGACCCTGATGGACGCTGGCAAGGTGAACGAGCTGATGAACTTGCTGCACTCTTTCGGAGTACAGGCGGTTATGGACCTCAAGCCGGAGCAGCTTGGAGCCTTTGCAACCGCAATGCGTGACTTGGGAGCGAAGATATGAGCAGTCACGCACTCCTTTCTCCCTCAAGTGCGCATCGGTGGCTGAACTGCCCTCTTGCTCCGAGGCTTGAAGCCACTCTCCCTGAGAAACCGAGCGAGTACGCCAAAGAAGGAACAATCGCCCACAGCGTCTGCGAGGTCAGTGCAAAGCTGCATTTCAAGAGCATCAAGAAGACCGAGTACAACAAGGTCATCAAGAAGCTGAAAACTGACACTCTGTGGGACGACGAAATGCTCCGAACAGCAGAAACCTATGTCGAGCATCTAAGCGAAAACGCTATGCACTTTGAACACGAGCCGTATGTGGCTTTCGAGGTCAGGGTTGATATTGCGGATTATGTACCCGATGCTTTCGGCAAATGCGACTGTATTATGTTCGGCGGGGACACGCTCATTATCACGGACTATAAGCACGGTAAAGGCGTTCCCGTTTCACCGGAGGAAAACCCTCAGCTTATGCTGTATGCGCTTGGCGCATTGAAGCTCTACAAGCCTCTGTTCGGCGGTGCGATTAAAAAGGTCGCAATCGTCATCGACCAGCCCCGCCTCAATTCCTATGAAATGTGGACTTGCGCCACAGAGGAGCTGCTTGCTTGGGGCGAAAGCATAAAGCCGAAAGCGCAAGCTGCGTTTATGGGTTTTGGTGAGTATCACGCAGGTGATTGGTGCCGCTTCTGCCGCGCCAACGGTATCTGCAAAGCACAGGCTGAACAGCAGACCAGCGCATTTGATGATTTCGCAGGTGCTGTCGGAAACCCACAAGCAATCCTGACGCCCGAAGAAATCAGCGCAGTCTTGGAGCGCGGCAAAAACCTCGCAGAGTGGTTTAAGACCGTACAGGAAAAGGCATTGGAAATGATGCTAAACGGTGACAAAATCCCCGGCTACAAGGTCGTGGAGGGCCGCAGTCAGAGAGCTTGGACAGACCAAGACAAGGCTCTTGAGAAGCTGCAATCGTCCGGCATTGAGCGCGCTGTTATTTATGACAGCGTTCCCAAAACCCTTGCACAGCTTGAGAAACTGCTTGGCAAAGCCAAGTTCGATGAACTGGTTAGCGAGTTTGTCTTCAAGCCGCAGGGTAAACCGACCCTCGCACTGGCAGATGACCCGCGTAAGGAGTTCAACAGCGCCGCTGCTGACTTCGCGGGGGTGACAAATGGCTCGTAATATATACCCAGGCAGATGCTACTGCTGTGGAGCTTGGATAGAGCCGGGCTACGGACATTTCGAGCGTCACAAAGGTCACTGGCGCATAAAATGCGTGAAATGCGCCAGCGGTAGAGTTCTTACTGAACAAGACCCCGGTGTTAAGTGGGCAAAGAGCGTTGCCCAAAAAACTAAATGCGAAAATGACAAGGAGGACAATCAAATGTATAACAATGTACCTACGAAAGTTTTGACCGGCGAGGTTCGCCTGTCCTATGTAAACCTCGTTGCGCCGAGAGCGAACAACAGCGACCCGAACGCAACGCCCAAGTATTCTGTTACGCTGCTCATTCCGAAAACCGATGTAGCGGTAAAGCAGAATATCGACGCCAGCATCGAGGCTGCTGCGGCTGACGCGCAGAGCAAGATTTGGAATGGCGTCAGACCCCCTGTTCTGCCCATTCCCATTCACGATGGCGATGGCGTTCGTGAAAACGGAACTCCCTACGGACCTGAGTGCAAGGGTTGCTGGGTAATCACAGCCAGCTCCACACAGAAGCCGCAGGTGGTTCATCAGAGTGACATCAACACCGAACTGTTGCCACAGGACATCTACAGCGGTATGTATGCTCGTGTGACAATCAATTTCTTCGGCTACAACAGAGCCGGTAAGCGTGGCGTGGGCTGCGGTCTCGGCAACGTGATGAAGACCCGCGATGGCGAGGCTCTTGCCGGGGGTGCGTCCGCAGCGGCTGATTTCGCCGGTGTCGGTCAGACGATTGGTGCAGTTACCCCTGACTATGGAGCTGCTATGCCCGCTACCCCCGGCGCTGCTGGTACGCCGCCTTGGGGTGCTCCTGCCAGTCCCGCATACGGACAGCCTGCCGCAGCCGCACCCTCTAACCCGATGGGCGTTCAGCCGGGGGCGGTCAACCCGCTCACAGGTCAGCCTTACTATGGGTAATACGCTATAGGCGCACAGATATTTCACCGAATACCCAAGATGCGCGGCTGCGGTTAGTGGATAGCCGCAGCCGCGCATTTATCATTTGTATAGGAGGTGGAGATGTTGAGGCATCTTTCGATTGATTTAGAGACATACAGCAGCGTCCCCATCGCTAAAGCAAGTGCCTACAAATATGTTCAAAGCCCCGACTTTGAGATACTGCTTTTTGCTTATAGCGTAGATGGAGATCCTGTTGAGATTGTTGATTTGGCGCAGGGCGAGGTATTACCGGACTGGCTGTATCAGGCGATAGCCAGCCCTGAATACATCAAACACGCTTACAATGCGGCGTTTGAATGGTATTGCTTGTCGAAGTTTTATGGACGACTGCTGCCGGTAGACCAATGGCGAGACACGATGTTGCACGGTCTGTACTGCGGTTTTACAGCAGGACTGGACGCCACAGGCAAGGCTCTTGGTCTTCCTGCCGAGAAACAGAAGCTGTCTGTTGGCAAAGCCCTTATCCGATATTTCTGTGTTCCCTGCGCTCCCACAAAGAGCAATGGCGGCAGAACACGGAACCTTCCGAAGCACGACCCTGAGAAGTGGGGTCTGTTTAAGGAATACTGCGTCGGTGATGTTGTGACCGAATCCGAGATTGAGCGGCGGCTGTCGCGCTTTCCTGTTCCTAATGACATCGAGAAGCAGTGGCAGACGGATTTGCTGATAAATGCTCGCGGTGTAGCAGTTGATATGGATATGGTGCAGGGCGCACTGGAAATCGCCGCAAACGCGCACGATGCTCTTATGCGCGAGGCTGTTTCCCTTACAGGGCTTGAAAACCCCAACAGCATCGCACAGCTTTCCAAATGGCTTGAAAAGGAGACCGATGAGAATATAGCCGACCTCCGTAAAGACACGGTTGCGATGCTGCTGAAAAACCAAGTCGTGACCGGTGATGCGGAGCGAATGCTTGAAATCCGTCAGGAACTCGGCAAGACCAGCACCAAGAAATATAACGCCATCGAAGCTGCTGTCTGCGCTGATGGTCGTGTGCGCGGATTGTTGCAGTTCTACGGTGCAAACAGAACAGGACGGTGGGCAGGACGGCTGGTGCAAGTCCAGAACCTACCTCGCACCTACATTGAACAGCTTGACCTCGCAAGAGGTGCTGTGAAACGGCGAGAGGCTGAAAAGCTGCGGTTTTGTTTCGGCTCTGTGCCTGACACGCTCTCGCAGCTCATACGGACTTCATTCATAGCGACCAAAGGAAACAAGCTGGTAGACGCCGACTTCTCAAGCATCGAGGCAAGAGTTATCTCGTGGCTTGCGGGAGAACATTGGCGGCTCGATGTGTTCAAGACACACGGCAAAATCTACGAGGCATCTGCCAGCCAGATGTTCGGCGTTCCGATTGAGAAGATAAAAAAGGGCAACCCCGAATACGCACTGAGACAGCGCGGCAAGGTTGCTGAACTCGCCCTCGGTTATCAGGGCAGTACGGGCGCGCTTATCACGATGGGCGCTCTGAATATGGGCATTCCGGAGGAGGATTTGCCCGACATCGTGACCCGTTGGCGCGAAGCCAACAAGCGGATTGTAGACCTGTGGTATCGCGTTGAGAATGCTGCCGTTTCCGTTATTCAGACGGGGCAGCAGGTAGGCGTGAACAATCTGCTCTTTACGAGAGAGTTTGACCTTGAACATGGTCTGGACTTTCTGACGATAACACTGCCGAGCGGACGCAAGCTGTTCTATGCGAGACCGGAGCTTGGCGTGAACCAATGGAACAAACCCTCGATTACCTACCGAGGCGTACACCAATCAACAAAACAGTGGACTGTCCTTGAAACCTACGGCGGCAAACTGGTGGAGAATATTGTGCAAGCCATCGCCCGCGACTGCCTTGCGGCAGCGATTGAGCATCTGGAAGAAGCGGGATTTCCTGTAGTATTCCACGTTCACGACGAGGTTGTTATCGACTGTCCGGCTGACAAAGCGAACCTTGATGAAGTTGTCCGGCTTATGACCTTACCAATCCCTTGGGCGCAGGATTTGCCTCTGAACGCTGATGGCTGGGTCGGGGACTTCTTTAGAAAGGATTGAGGCTATTTGTATACACACAGAAATTCAGAAGGATATAAAGACCCAACAGCTGGCGAGGCGCTTAGTAACATTACGCAGGAAGAACAGAAACGCCTTGCGGCGATAAGCGCACTTATCCCAATTATGAAACAGACAGCGGAGCTTGTTGGATTTGAAGTTGTTGGACGTATTGTCCTTATGGATAAGGAAACAGGCAAAAAGTATAAATGATGGAGGCTTTGCTATGCAAAACGACCGTAAAATTACAATAACGGTTGGTAACAATCGAAAAAGCATAAATTGGCAGCCTCAGTCCATCATGTTGTCCGAGTTCTACGAAAAACTCCGAATCCCAAACCGCTCGACTGAGACGATGCTGGAATACCTGAACCTCAAGAAGTCAGAGCAGGACGAGCGAAAGGACATCGGCGGCTTTGTGGCGGGCAGTCTTTCGGGACCCCGCCGTAAGGCTGGCGCGGTTACAGGGCGTGATGTTATCACTCTCGACTTCGACAATATCCCACCAGGAGGAACGCAGGAAATCCTCAAAAGGGTGGACGCTCTCGGCTGCGGTTATTGTATCTATTCCACACGAAAGCACGCGCCCGCAAACCCAAGGCTTCGTATTCTTCTGCCATTCGACAGAACGGCTACCGCCGATGAGTATGAGCCAACGGCAAGGTATATGGCGGCGTGTATTGGGATTGAGTTCGCGGACCCGACAACATTTGAAGCGACAAGGCTGATGTACTGGCCGAGCTGCTGCGCAGACAGCGAGTATGTGTACTACTTCGGCGATAAACCCATGCTGTCTGTAGACGGATTGCTGAGAGCCATGACGGAACGTTACGGTGACTGGCGAGACGTTACCCACTGGCCGCAGGTCCCCGGCTCTGAGAACGCATACAGGAAGATGGCAACCAAGCAGAGCGACCCACTCGGAAAGAACGGTATCATCGGGGCGTTCTGCCGCACCTACGACATTTACGGTGCAATGGACACCTTTCTTGACGGCATATACGCCCCTGTGGACGATTCTCGTGGACGCTATACCTATCTCGGCGGCAGCACAACAGGCGGTGCGGTAATCTACGACAACGGAATGTTCCTGTATTCCCACCACTCTACCGACCCCTGCTGTGGAAAGCTCGTCAACGCCTTTGACCTCGTGCGACTGCACAAGTTTGGCGATTTGGACGATGCTGCGGACTCCAAGACGCCGCCGAACCGCCTCCCCTCTTATCGGGCGATGTGCGAGTTTGCGGTAGCGGACACCAAGGTTTCGCGGCAGATGGCAAAGGAACGGGCTGAGTCAGCGGTAAGCGACTTTGCCAAGATGACTGAAACCACAGGTGAAGAAGAAGCCGAGGGGCTTGCGTGGTCTGCGGAGCTGGAACTGAACAAGCAGACAGGTACAATAAAAGCCACAATAGACAACATCTGGCTCATCTTAGAGAACGACCCGAACCTCAAAGGCAAGTTCGCTTTGAACGAGTTTGCAGGGCGCGGCGAGGTGCTGGGAGACCTCCCTTGGAGCGCATTCGATAAGCGCAGAGCGTGGGCAGACCACGACAATCAGGGCTTGTACTGGTACTTTGAAAAGGTATACGGCATCACCGGCAACGGCAAGATTGACGGCGCTCTTTCGCTGCACAGCGAAAAGCACAAGTTCAACGACGTGAAGAACTATCTCATATCGCTGCAATGGGACGGCGTACCGAGGCTGGACACCCTGTTTGTGGACTACCTCGGTGCGAGTGATAAGCCCTATACGAGAGCCGTCACACGAAAGGCTTTCACAGCGGCTGTGGCGCGGGCATTGGAGCCGGGTTGCAAATATGACACGATGCTGATTCTTGCGGGACCGCAGGGCATCGGCAAGTCCACGCTCCTCGATAAGATGAGTAAGGGCTGGTTTAACGACGGCATACGCACATTCGAGGGCAAGGAGGCAAGTGAACTGCTCCAAGGCGTTTGGCTGGTGGAAATCAGCGAACTGGACGCTTTCAGACGCACTGACGTAGCCAGAATCAAGCAATTCCTCAGCTTACGGGCGGATAGATTCAGAGCCGCCTATGGGCGCCATGTGAAGGATATTCCACGCTGCTGTGTGTTCTTTGGCACAACGAATACAACCGAGTTCCTGCGGGACAGAACCGGCAACCGACGCTTTTGGCCGGTAGATACGGGACTGGAACCGAAGCTCAAGAACATCTGGGCTGATTTGGACGGAGAGATAGACCAGATTTGGGCAGAAGCCGTTATGCGCTGGCGTTTAGGCGAGAGCCTGTATCTCGTAGGAGATGTCGAGGAAGATGCGAAAGCCGAGCAGGAATCCCATAGGGAAATCAGCAGTAAGGAAGGCATCGTTCTCGATTTTGTGGAGCGACCAGTTCCAGAAGATTGGCCCAAGTGGGACCTTGACAAGAGGCGAATGTTCCTTAACGGTATGAACCAAGGTGAAGTAACACTTGTCCTGCGCGACAGGATATGCGCTTTGGAAGTGTGGTGCGAAGCATTCGGCGGTTCACCAAAGGACTTTCACTACACAGAGGCTGTTGAGATTAACGAAATACTGCGGGCGATGCCGGGGTGGACGAAAACGGCAACAGGCTTGCGCTTTGGGTATTGTGGTTATCAGAGGGGTTTCCGTCGTGAAACATTAGGGTGATACATTTCGGCTAAGTCGAACATTAGACACGAAAGTCGAAGTTTAGGCGGGAAATTCAACACAATGTTTCAGGGTAGTTTGTTTCAATGTTTCGGCAATGTTTCACCCAATGTTTCACCCTCAAAACCGCACCGTTACTGGCTTTTTACCCTATTTGAAACATTGAAACATTCATTTCTAATAGACTTTAGAATTAGAGAGAATAGAGATATTAGAGGATTTATATACTTCTCTAATACTCTCTAAATCCTCTAATCTGGGCGTTATATACGCGCACGCGCGCGAGGAGGACAAAATGCTTGAAAAGACCATAGAACGACACCTCGTAGACGGGGTAAAAAGATTGGGCGGCTTATGCGTGAAGTTTGTCAGTCCCGGCACACCGGGCGTACCCGACCGCATTATCATAACCGCCACAGGCAAAATCATTTTTGTAGAGTTGAAAACCGAAACCGGACGCTTGGCGAAAATTCAGCGGTACACCATCGAACAGATGATGAGGCGCGGAGCCGATGTCCGAGTTATCAAAGGGCTGGACAGCGTGAAGGAGCTGTTAGCTGAAATTGGAGGTATGCAGAATGGAGTTTAAGCCCTACCCATATCAACAATATTGCATCGACAGTATCATCTACAATCGGGCAGTTGGGCTTTTTCTCGATATGGGTCTTGGCAAAACGGTTATTACCCTAACCGCAATCCACGACCTCCGATACAACCGATGGGAAGTCGCCAAACCACTGATTATCGCCCCGAAGAAAGTGGCAGAAGCGACGTGGAGTACAGAGGCGCAGAAGTGGAACCACTTAAAGATGATGAGGATTGTTCCGGTTATCGGAACTCTCCAACAGAGGCTTCGGGCTTTGGCGACACCGGCAGACGCCTATGTTATCAATCGGGAGAACACGCAATGGCTGGTGGAGCATTTCAAGAACGAGTGGCCGTTCGATATGGTTGTTCTTGACGAGAGTTCCAGTTTCAAGAACAGTCAGAGCAAGCGGTTCAAATCCTTGAAGCTGGTCCGAAGCAGGATTCGCCGCATCGTGGAGTTGACGGGAACCCCGTCAAGCAACGGCTTGGAGGACTTGTGGGCACAGGTGTACTTACTGGACGGAGGCGCACGACTTGGCAAGACACTGAGCGCTTATCGGGATAAATACTTTATCCCCGGCAAGCGCAATCGGACGACGGTGTTTAATTACACCCCGAAGGACGGCAGTTTCGAGATGATAAAAAGCGCAATCAGCGACATCTGCATCAGCATGAAAGCCAGCGACTACATCTCCCTGCCAGACGTGCTTCACAACGACATTCCCGTCGTGTTGGACGCTGCGGCGCAGAAAGCCTATACCCGATTGGAGACAGAGCTGCTGTTGCAGATTGATGAAAACACCATCACGGCTGGCAGCGCAGGAGTACTTACGGGCAAGCTGCTACAGCTTTGCAACGGGGCGATTTACGATGAGAACAAAGCGGCGGTGGCAGTTCACGATTGTAAGATTGACGCTTTCCTTGAGTTGATTGAGCAGCTGAATGGGCAACACGCCCTTGTGTTCTATAACTTCCAGCACGACCGCGACCGGCTGCTGAAAGCCCTGACGGGTACGAACCTGCGTGTCAGGGTCTATTCACAGGCAAAGGATGAGGTTGATTGGAACAACGGGGAAATCGACATACTGCTTGCGCACCCCGCAAGCTGCGGCTACGGGTTAAACCTCCAACGAGGCGGACACCACGCCATCTGGTTTGGGCTGACTTGGAGCTTGGAGCAGTACGAGCAGGCAAATAAGCGGTTGCACCGGCAAGGGCAAGACCACCCTGTCGTAATCCACCACTTGATTGTCAAGAACGGAATGGACGAGACAGTCATCGAGGCGCTGCAAAATAAAGGCGATATGCAGAACGCCCTGATGGACGCCTTGAAGGTCAAAATTCGCCAGTTGCACCGTTAAAAAAGGAAGGAAACCAAAATGCAAAAAACGGAAATGCTTGAAATAGCCAAACTTGCGGCAGCGGAGGTCTTGTCCCAGCGAGACTCCATCGTCGAGGAGGAGTTCGACTCCCGATACCACGATGTCAACCTGCTGATGAAGAACTACCGTAAGCTGAAATCGCATTACTCCCACGTTTCGCCGGAGACGTTGGAGGTCAGTTCTATATGCTCCATGCGCCGTAAAACCGGCTTGATGATGAGCCACGTTGATAAGATGCTGACGGTGTACAAGGCTTTATGCGAGGAGGCTGTCAACTCAGAAGAAGCCCGCCGGTGGGAGGCTCTTTACCTCCGCTACATCAGTGATGAGAAGATAAGCGTCGATGACATAGCTGACAGGCTGCACATAGACAAGCGGACTTTTTACCGAGACATCAACAAGGCTATGGAGGATATGGCTGTCCTGCTGTTCGGCATCGAGGCTATCGGCACTTGGAAACGCCGCAGGTAACAAGGCGTTCGGAAATGACAATCAGGGACCCGTCAAGTGATGACAGGCCCCTGATTTTTGTTGCTGAACGTGGCATTTCGAGAAAATTTTTCTGAAAAAATTTCTAAAAAGGTATTGACATACTCAACTTAAAGTGCTATAATAAGAGTATAAGGAAAACAAAGAAAAAGGAACCCGATAAGAGGAGGACAAGATAAATGGATAAGCAGTGCATTCAAGAAGAAATGGAATATCGTGAGTGGCGAGAAGCTCCGCAATGGTATTGCGTAAAGACAACCTACCACCTAAGCACCGGCAAGATGGAAAGCGAAATCGTAGCCGACGAGAAAACCAACCTCGCAATCGTGATACAGCAGGTCGAGAAACCGTCGGACGGCGTGTTTGAGACGGCGAACAGCACAATCTACTACACCTACCACAGAAGCTACGAAGAAGCAAAGCGCCAGATGATGGCGGCAAGAGCATAGGCAAATACAGCAAACCATTTCACCCATATCAATTACCTCCTACCGCCATCTGGCGGCTTTTTCTTTGCCTGAAATCGAATTGGCTGATGAAATTCTCGCCGTTGTAGCTTGTCTCTCGGTAGTAAATACCGTCCTCAAGCCACTCCCGCCGGACACTCTCGCCGTCTCGCAGCTTTGGCAGGGCGTCTTGCGCCTCTTTTGCCAACTCTGTCGCAACAGCGAACAAAACAGCAGACGCGGCGGTCATTTCCTCTCCTCGACGTCATCGGCAAGAAGCTCCTCGATGGTGCAGCCGTAGAGCTTTGCAAGAATAGGCAACTTATCCGCGCGAGGTCGGGCAAGCCCGCGCTCCCACTTGCTTACGGCAGATTCCTTTACACCGAGAATTTTGGCAACTTCTCGCTGGGTAGGGATAGCACCGCGGAGTCTTCGTTCCCTCATAACATTCATGGTATCACCTCCTCCAAGTTGTCCAGCGGCTCCAACTTTCTTTATGCTCTTATTATACCACTTTATTTCTTTCTTGTCAACTACTTTTCGAGTTTTTCCGAAAAAATTTTTTAAGAGTTATCCTCTTGACAACTTGAATTAAAAGATATATAATTAACTTAGAGGAAAGGTGGTGACTCTGATGGACGACTTTGGCACGAGGCTCAAAAGGCTGCGTAGGGAGAACGACGTGACGCAAGCTGCTCTTGCGGAATACATCGGCGTGGTAGCGTCAGCGGTAGGAAAGTATGAAACCGTGGACAACGCGTACCCCAGCGTGGAGGCTTTGATTAAGATAGCCGAGTTCTTTCATGTGAGCATAGATTTCCTGCTGCTTGGGGTCACACCCGATGCCAAGCAGTCGGGAGATAATAATGTCAGTGGCTCGCTGTCCAACAGCTCGGTCATACAGGCGAGCCGAGGCAGTGTGGTCTACAACGGTGATGGGAGCAAAGCCCTGTCGCCCGAAGTATTGGAACTGCTGCGAGTGTATGAAACGCTCGATGGCAGAGGACGGTTACGGCTTCTCAACTTTGCGGTTGAGTTAGAAGAAAGGAGCAAAGCAGAATGAAAATGACTTTGGAAATCAAGAAGAAGTGTTCATTCTTTTGGCTGCGAGCCATTCGGAGCGCAAGGATTGACAAGTGCTGTGCAAAATGCTTTAATGCGGACACTTTCCATGAGGTTTATGAGGGAACACGCTATAAGGACAAAGCACTTGTGGAGTTAGACATCACTCCCGACAGTCGAGCGAAAGCCTACTATCTCTGCGGCTTGAGTAACGGCTTTAAGTATGAGGAGAACACCCATGTCGCCTTTGTCCCCTGCGAGGGACAGACCATCTCGATTGAGAACGATAAGATTCGGCTTGTTATCACCGACGCCCGTCAAATTGATTTTGAGGGCTATAAGCCGAATCCCGAAGGTGAGTTCACAGAGGAGCAGCGCACCTGCCGTAACTGGATATTTGCGAACTACCTTCTGGACGGAATGCCTCTGTGAGACGAGCCGCTATCTATATCCGCGTTTCTACTCAGGAACAGGCGCAGGAGGGTTATTCAGTCGGTGAGCAAAAAGAGCGCCTGATAGCCTACTGCAAAGCGCAGGATTGGCTGATAGCGGATATTTATGTGGACGGAGGGTACACAGGCAGCAACCTCAATCGTCCCGGCATACAGAAGCTGATGGCCGAGACAGACAAGTTTGATGTGGTGCTGGTCTACAAGCTGGACAGACTCTCCCGTTCACAGCGCGACACCCTGTATCTTATCGAGGAGATATTCTTGCCGAATAAGGTGGATTTCGTATCTATGCAGGAGAGCTTCGATACCTCCTCACCGTTCGGCAAGGCAATGATTGGTCTGCTTGCGGTATTCGCGCAGCTTGAGCGTGAGCAGATTAAGGAGCGCACCAAGATGGGGCGTATAGCGAGGGCAAAGGCGGGGCTGTATCACGGCGGTGGCAACATACCCATCGGCTATGATTACTCGGACGGGCATCTTGTGGTAAATCCATACGAGGCTGAACAGGTCAAGAAGATATTTGCGTGGTATCTTGAGGGCGCATCGTTAAAGACCATCACAGACCGTTTGCAAGAGGCTGGCTACACTAACCGTTACGGCAGCTATAGCTCGTGGTCGAGCGTCAGGAATATCCTTGAGAATGAGACCTATTTGGGTCGCATACACTTTGGCGATGTCTTGGTCTTCGACGCGCACGAGCCGCTTGTTACGGAAGAACAGTTTAATGCAGTTCAGAAGCTGCGAGGGAAAAGGAGGGAGCGATATGGGACTTGGGCTTTCCAATCGAAACACTTGCTGACGGGTATGTTGTACTGCGGTCATTGCGGCGGTCGGTATTATCTTCGGAACTCAGGCAAGTATTCCTATTACGCTTGCTACTCCCGAACCAAGCAGATAAAGGCTATGATTAAGGACCCCAACTGCCAGAATAAGAACTGGAAAGGACCGGAATTAGAGGCTCGCATCGACGCAAAGATTAGGGAGCTGCTTCATAATCCAGAGCTGGTGGCGGATATAGCTGCCCGCAGACCGAAAGCCGCTCCTCCCATCGAGAATATCGCTATCGAAAAGCGCATCGCTGAAATTGACCGGCAGATAAACAAGCTGATGGGGCTGTACCAGCAGGACGAGATACCGCCAGAGCTGTTGGGCGAGCAGATAAACAAGTTGTATGGCGAAAAGACCGCCCTGCAATCCTCACTCACGCCTGTGGCAGAGCCGGAGGAGCAGCCATTCGATTTGGTACAGGCTCTGATTGCGGACGCCGTCCAAATATGGGACTTCGCTGACGAGGCGCAGAAACGGAGAATTATGCAGAGCCTCGTATCCAGAATAACCCTGACTGATGATGACATTGACATCGAGTGGGCGTTCTGACAACAAAAAAAAGCCCTCGCTTGCAGGATTTAACCTACAAGCGAGGGCTTTGTGCTACCTTCGTTCTGTATGCCGTCTTTTCTCGTCCTCGGAGCATGGAGGAAACGGACAGTTTTCGCAGTCGTCAGGGTGGCAGGGCGGGTCAAGGTACCGCTTATCAGAACAGATGCTCCGAATAATAAAGACTATAAGCGCGATAAGGAGCGCGCACTGTATCATCAGTTGACCTTTTCAGCAACAGACGGCTCAGAGGTAATCTGCTGAATCGCTGTCTGTGCAATAGTAGCAGCGGTAGCGGCTGCCGTACTTGCCGCAATAGTGGTCGCCTCGGTCGAAGTGCTTTCCAGAAGCACAGGAACCGGCAGCTCGTTTTTCTGCTTGCGGACTTCCGCTTCGATGCGGGTCGTCAGATATTCTTTCATATCGCCGTATGCCCGCTCAATAAACGCTGTAGCCGCAGGACTGATGGAGGCAATACAGGTCGTGAGGGCTTTTTGCGCTGCCTCTGCCTGTGCCTCTTTGGTGAAGCTGCCCGTCTTTTTCAGGGCATCAACATAGGTCTGGCTGGTCGTAGCCACAGCCACCGAAATTGCGTCTGCAATTTCAGAGATATAGTCCTGTTGCTTGATGCTGTCCGTCTGAGCGGCGGCTTTGTCTCGTGCCTTACGAATAAGCGTAATGGCGTAAGCCGACAGAACAGGGACGGCGGCGGTAATAACCGTCATCAGAAGTTCAGAAAGAAATTCATTCATGGTGTTCTCCTCCTTATCTCAAAAGCTCGTTGACTTTGCGCTGCACAGCGGCGTAATCATATCCTGCTGCTTGCAGACGGTTCTTGCGGTCTGCTCCGTTGCCCCACTTGCCACTGATAACCTCTTTGGCAAGCTCCTCAACAGACTTTGCCGCAGATGCGGTCTTGCTGATGTCCGCAGTATCTACCCAGCCGTACACCGTGGAGCCGCCGCCCTTTTCTGCGACGAGGTGGTACGGGTGCTTACCGCTCGGATAAACATTCGTCACCTTGGCCTTACCGGGCTTACAGGACGGACCACTCGCGGCGTTTGCGTTGGTGTAATGCTTGCTGCCGATGAAATCTACGATGTCTCCGACCTTGTATGCGCCACCGGTCTGCGTAGTCGTAGCTGCGGGGGCAGGGGCAGGAGTGGTCGGGGCAGCGGACTGACCGCCCAATCTGCGTGTAACCTCCGCCGCAATCTCGCCCAGCTTGTTGTAGAGGAAATCGCCGGGACAGGCTTTGCTGGCAAACCAACAGTGAACGGTAATCTTCATCTCGTCAGCTTTCGGCTGATACGCCACAGTCTTTTTGGCATCTCCAAACCACAGCAGCGTCTTCTTGCCGTAACGACGGCAAATATCCGTCATCAAGTCAATCGTCGCCGCAATCGCCGCATCGGTCATAGCGTAAGGTGCTTTCGTATCGCTGGCAATTTCGATTGTGATAGCTTGCTGGTCGTTCATACTGCCGGTAAAACCGTTGACGTTCTTATCCCCGCCGGTAGTCCAAGCGCGGTCTTTTTCCTCCACGCTCAAGCCTTTGCTGCCGTCTTTGCCGATGACATAGTTTGCGGAGCATTCGCGGTCGGTGGTAGCGAAGTAATCACAGCCCTGCTTTGCTGTCCACTGCCCGACGATACAGTGGGGTGTGATGGTGTCTACGTCTTTCTTGCGCGGGCTTGTCTTGTTCTTTGAAATTCTCGTATAGGTTATGAGGCTGCTGTTGCTCATTTTGGTTCCTCCGTTTCCAGACCCGCTTGGGGTCTTCGCATACTTGTCATAATAGGTCTGACCGTAGCCAGCCCTGCGGGTCTTTGCTGTGTCGCTCTGGTCTGCGGGGCGTTCAAAATTCAGAAGAACACTGTCGCTGGCAGCCTTTACGCTGGTCGTGGTCTTGAGGGTATTCAGAACACTCTTATAGCCCTCCGACAGCTCCTTGAATAAGAAATCAAGCTGCGTTTCCAAGTCACCGATAGACTTGCCCGCAGTCCTTGCAAACTCAAGCATATTCTGTTTTCGGCTCCAATAAGTCCACTGTGCGAGGCCGTACCCCGCGCTGTCGTGGACGAAATTGGTGTAAGAGCCGTTGTCCACAGCGGCGGTATAGCTGGCGTCCGTATACCCCAGCTTGCTCTCGTAGGTGTTCTGTAGGTTTGTCGGACTCAGCCCGCTCTCGGCATAGAGGTTTCCCATCAGACCGGCAGCACCGGCTTTGCTCAAACCCTTGTCGATGAGGTAGTTCCAAATCCTCTCCTCATTCGTTGTTCCTTTAAGCATTTTTGCTCCTTTCTACTGCTCGGACTCAGGCGGCTCCGCATCGGGAGATGGGAGCTGCTTGTCCGGCCAGTGGTTATTCTTGCTCAGATTTTCGACAGCTGACTTAATGCAATACGCCAGCACCACGCCTATAATCTCAGTAACGGCTACTTGTGAAAGGCTCTCTGCGATTTGCACCTTGTCGAGATATGCAAGGACATAGCTGCACCATACCCACGCAAAGCCATTTATGAGGCAAATCCAAATCACCTTTTTTGTGGTCTCCATCTTTTCTTTCTTGAAGCGCTTGCCGTCTGCGCCGCATCTCTTACGGCGCAGACGGCTATTAACGCATCTGACAAAAAGGAGAGCAAAGAACGCCCCCACAAGGACGGCGGCCACGATAATCAGTACAATCTTCATCGCGCCCTCCTTTATTTGATTGGCAGTTCCATAACCTTTTTCATCAAACTGTCGAGGTTCCCGTTCCCGCCAAGCTCGTTGTGGTAGACGCTGTGCATATCTACGAGGTCTTGCCGGTCATCAAAATCGACCTCGCCATCGTCAATAAAGCTCTTGCCAAGATACTTAATGCGGTCATGCAGGATAACCTTCTCACCGATACGGAGAGAGGTGAGGTCCTTTTCAAGCTGCTCAATGGCAGCCTGTAAGTCCTTCTGTTCAGTTTCCTGCTTGGCTTCTTCTTTATCCTCCTGTGCGGCTTTGCGGTTCAGTTTCCATGTGATGATACTCTCCGCAGCTTTAATACAAGCTGCGGCCACACCGCCGCTCAGGAGGCAAAGCAGCAATTCGTTCATATAGCTTTCCTCCTGCAACAAATAATAAGAGAGGCGTTCTCACGCCTCTCCGATTTGCTCTCCGACCAGTTCCCGAAGTTGGGCGGCGAGAGCTTCATCTTCCTGCGACTGCGCCCCAAGCTGCTCAATCACAAAAGCCTGAGCCTTTATAATTTCAGCCTGTCTGACGCAAATGTCAGTTAGTTCCTCGATGAGTTCTGCTGCTGTCATTCCGACACTTCCTCCCAAGCAGCAGCATAGTCAGCCGGGGAGAAATTAGTGTCGGCCTTACACCGGTAAATCTTCTCGTCAGTCCACACCATGTATTCCCCAGCTCGGTACATATCGTGCGAACCCTGCACGGGTACAAATAACCGGGCTGTCTCCGGTGTAGTGCCGTGGAGAGGACGGTTGAACGTATACCATGCCGGGCTATCCGGTCGGATGTCAGGATAGGTCGCATTGTCATACGCCTGAAAGCACTCCCACGTCTGCCCCTCGGTGTTGTAGATTTCTCCTTTTGCGTGTTTGCCTTCGACCCACTCAGGATAAAGGCCAGAGGCGCGGATTTTCTTATCATCAGTGTCTATCGCCTCTCCCGTCAATGTGGCGCGAGAAACAAAAATCGCGCTCGACAGCGCATCCAGCATTTTATCATTCACAGATTAAGCCCCCTTTCGATAGCCGCCTCGATTGCTCCGACCTGCTCTGCTACACGAGCGGTCTTGTCAGCCACGCGGTAGTGGTGGTCGATTTCGTACCAGTCATAGCAGTTCCCCTCCGCGTCTTCTTGGCTGTCCAGCTTGCGGACGATGTGGAAGTTGTCGGTGATGGTCTGGTCGGGGTAAGCGCGTTCGACGGAATGAAACCCCGTTAAGTCGGTGTGGGTATCGCCCTTTGTTTTGAGGACCTCCACATCGCCCTGCGTTCCAAATACATACTCCAAGATAGCTCCTCCTTTCTCTGTTTTTGCCGGATAATTTTCTTGAGCGACCGCATAAGGCGTTCACCGTCGAACAAAATCCGATAGATGTTGTGGTTATTGCAGTGTTTCAGTTGCCCAAGGCGGGAGATTAGGCTTGACGCCGCTCCTGCCATAATGCGTTTTCCTTTATGCTTTCGTTTCCGATACCGTGCAATCGCCCGTTTGATGCGGAGCAGATTGTGCTTGCGCGGCAGCGTATATCCGCGCCCGTATCGGTAGCCCACAGCGTCCGGCAGTCTTCCCTTTGACCGTTCAAAACCGTTTCTCGGCGGTTCAAGCAGCTTCTTGGCTGCCCGTTTTGGAACGGGAAATATCTGCCAGTCATTTTTCAGCTTGAGCTGATGGTCGTTTAGCCAACGCTCGACAAGCATTCGTAGCTTGTGCAGCTTGCGCTTGTTCGAGCCGAACACCGTGAGATTGTCCATATAGCGGACGTAGTGATAGCACAGCCCGCTTTCTCGGATAAGCCGGTCAAGCGGCTGCAAGACCGTGTTGGCAAACCATTGTGAGGTGTACGCCCCAATCAGGACGCCGTTCTCAATGATGCGCCAAATAAGGTCAAGGGTGCGGCGGTCTTTGATGAGCTGCCGCATACGGGCCATCACCGTCTCCGGTTTCAAGCTGTCGTAGAAGTGGCGTATGTCGCCGCAGAACTCGTACTTTGTCCCTTTCGGGTCATGCTCTAACCATTGCTCAATCGCTTTCCTTGCGTGGTGCGGACCTCTGCCGCGAATACTGCCGCAGCAGTAGAAATCCATGCCCCGCATGAATATCGGTTGGAGTATCTGGATAAGCGCGTGATGGACATACTGGTCGGGCCATTGGGCGGGTTCGCTGACAGTTCGCCATTTCTGTGCGCTTGCGTCCCATCGCCTCGTGACATGGGGCGATTTTGGTATAAAGCCCTCGACAATGATTTTCCGAAGCTCCTTGACGCGCTCCTCCTTGGTTTCCTCTACCCAAGCGGTACAACTGTTCGGGCGGTGGTGGGTGCGCCAGTGGTGCGTTCGGTTTACCTCGTCGATGGCTCTTATTAAGTTCTCATCAGATATGAGCGGTTCAAATAGGTTCCTCGCTCTTTTCATAGGGATATTTCCTCCTTTTAGCTGTACGAGCTTTCCAGCGCCCTCGAAAGGGTGTACTAACCCGCTCCCCAAACTGCTTATCTTCACCGAGGGGTGCGCGACTATCTGTGCCGTAATGGAGGATTGTTAGCAAAACTCTAAAAGGTTGCGGCAGCCGATGTTCGCGTTGGTGTTCGACGTGCTGTTGTAGTTGACGTAGAACAGACCGTGGTTAGTGTTCTGGTTGTAGTTGCCACCAACGTAGACGCACGGGTTGGACGTGTTGAAGTTCCAGTTATCGCACGTTCCAAGCACAGTTACATCGGCACTGCACAGATAGCCCCGGTAATGCCCGCGCCGCAGGCGCGGGCTTCGTGAGGGGGCTTACGCCCCCTCACACTCCCCCATTAGGGGAGTTCTTGGAGGCGGCAGCCGATGTACGCGCTGGTGAACGACGTGCCGTTGTAGCTGACGAAGAACAGACCGTGGTAAGAGTTCTGGCTGTAGCCGCCACCAACGTAGACGCACGGGTAGGACGTGCTGAAGTACCAGTTATCGCACGAATAAGTAGAGCCACTGCCACTTGCCGCAGATGGAATAAACAGCGGGAACCCTCCCGCTGTCTTCACGCTGAATGCCGACGGCCAGCCATTCGACGGAGTGCCGACGCTCGTACCGTTCGCACTGTCGCTGAAGCTGTTCGGGTTGAGAATGATGTTCAGCCCGTTGCTGTTGTTATAGCAGCCATCGCACCAGTCATACACGTTGTCCCACAGTCCCTCAATATTACGATACTGTGTACCTAAACCGTAGGCAGTGCGAGAACTCAGCTTAGTGCCTGTGTGATACTGCATAGAATCTGTATAGCCCATATTCTCGGTTCCGCTGTTGTTTCCGCAACCGTAGCCGATTTTCGCCTGAGAGTTCCAGTCGGCGAACTCTACGATGTAGAGCAGCCAGATTGTAAATCTCATGGCGAAATCCATCTGCCAGATATTAGAGCCGAGGTTATGGATAGCGGTACGTGCCGCAGAGCGCGTAATACTGGCTTTAGGTTTTTGTCCCGATGCGCTCTTATAGGCAGTTGCCCCGCAGTGATACCGACCAACATAAACCACATCTCGTTCACCTTTTCCATCGCCCCTGTTCATATGGGCAGGAGAAACCGAGAACCCCGATGCTGCCTTGTTCGCAATCTGAACCTTCATACCCGCACCATTCTGGGTAATCTTGTACCAGAATTTCGGAATAGCGACCATCACGCCACCTGTGCGGTTACTCTTTACCATACCCGCCCAAGGCTGAATGGAGTCGAACGGAGAGCTGCCGTTACCGTTATTAACAGCCGGTACTGGGTCGATAAAGCTCGCTGCGGCGTCTGTTCTCGTCCACTTGGTTGTACTCGTGCCGTCCCAGCTGGCACCGTAGATTTTCGGAATTTCCACGGTCACAGAGCAGGTCTTATCTGCCGGAGCGTTATGGTTTGTTCCTGCGGCAACCTTTACAGTGATGGTAGCCGTGCCATCAGCTTTTGCCGTTACAGTTACGGTGTTTCCGCTGACGCTTACTGTGGCAACACTGGTTTTATTGGAAGTTGCGGAAATCGCTCCGTTACCGCTTCGCGTTACAGTGATAGCCTTTGTAGCGCCTACCGATGCAAGCGTCGCCGTTGTGGGGCTGATACTCAGGCTGCCCGCTGCTTTGCCGATACTCCACGAAACGGTCTTTGCTGTCGTAGTTCCATCGCTCCAACGGTAGTTAGCTTTCGGAGTAAAGGTAGCGTTATAGCTCCCAGCATTTGTGCCGGAGGTTGTGCCGTCAATGGTTAGCTTGTTGCTGTCGTAGTTGCTCCAACCGGGCGTGAGCGCGCTGCCGGTATACGTTAAAGTTCCGCTTTGTGCTGGAACCGCAATAGCGGCTCTGCCAATGCTCCAAGTAACATTCACCGTATTCTGTGTACCGTCAGCCCACACATAATTCCCTTTGGGTTTAACTGTTGCGGTATAGGTTCCGGCATTCGTAGCAGATGTTGTACCGCCGAGCGTCATTTTGTTAGCGTCGTAACCATTCAGGCTTACCGTCTGAGCTGAGCCGGTATAGGTCAGAGTCCCATTTTGCGTAGGAACCGCACCCAAAGTATTTGCGATTTTTGTAAGCTGCTCAAGCGCCCCGTCTGCGGCTTTCTGGGCATTTGCAGCCGCCGTAGCAGCGTTGTTTGCTGTTCGCTGCGCTGTAGCAACCTTTTCTTGAATAGCAGGGTGCGCCTCCGCATCGTTATTATGGGATTCGACCTGCTGGTTCGCAGTCCCAGCGGGGTCATAATTTAATGCTGGTAATTGAGCGGGCAGTACCTTTCCAGTCTTTGGGTCAAGGTCAGCTTTTCCTTCTTGCAGGTCTTGGACCGCGCTCTCTAAACTGGAATTACCCTCTGCCATTTCGTTAAGTCTGCTGTCCATACCGTCCTGTTTCCACTTGAGGAAAGCAGTATTGCCAATCATCTGTTTCAGCACAGGATTGACGATGGTTTCAGCGTTTACGGGGTCGGTATTTTTAATCCTGCGGATTTGCTCATCATACTTCAACTCTGCTGGGATTGGGTAAAACTCCGATATCGTTTCCTCGCCGCGCTCTGAGGGGTCAAGTTCCTCCAAAGTCGGGTCGTTTGTGCGTTCGTCTGCCATTTCATTCACCTCCAAATTAGAACTCATCATCGAACTCGAATGTGAAAATCACACCCGCGTCCTTACGCTTGGTAAACATCGTCTTGATTGCCGCGAGGTCGCCGTCTGCATCTACCAGCGCTGCCTCGTTTATGGACTCGCCCGACAATTCATCTGCGGGGATTGTGACCGCGTAGCGGACTGTGGTTTCCACAGGGTATGTGTACCCGTCAATGGGGTATTGCGCGAGCTTCTGATTCAGAGCGGTCTGCTCCTCACCCGGCGGTGTTGGGTTCCCTGCTGCGTCCACACCGCCGCAACCGATAGCGATATGGGTAATCGGTGCCAAAGGCTTCGCTGGGTTGCTGGACGCCTGACACAGCTTAATTCGGCGTATTCTGGTGATTACGCTGTTTTCGTTGTTGCCTGTAGCCATTATTAAAATTCCTCCTTCACATAGTACGCATCGAACCGACGGAATCCATCAAATGAGATGCTCCCGTCGAGCGTGCGCCAGTTATCCATCGTCAGCTCGCCACTGGTCGTCTCCATGTGCTGTGCTGACGCTCGAACCGTTATTCCCGAAAAAATCAAATTCTCCTGCGGTCCGTTGGCAGCTGCGCTAATCCGCAACGCCGGACCGGAAAGCGTTTCGGCTGCACTTCGCATCGGCAAACGCGCTTTGAAAGCCGTAAAATGGGTAATGCCAAACTGTTGATTGAACAGGTCAGAACCGTCAAAGTTTATTGTGCCGTCGAAGCGGGTTGCAATTCCGCTTTGCATCGTAACAAATCGGCTCCGCACTAAAAAACGCTGGTATATCAGACCTCTGAACGCTTGGTCGAATAAAACCTCACCGCCAAAATCTACTGTGCCGTCAAACCGAACAGGCATATCCCGAATGTTACAAAAGGTCGATGCTATCCGCAGTCGATGGAGATAGAAGTCGCCAATCGGCTCCTGAAACGGGTCGGGCTTCAATATGATGTTGAGGTCCATTCCGACACCAGCGGCGAGAATACGCTTTATCAGCGCGATAATATCCACAACGCTGGCAAATGTCTTTGTGGATAAGTCAGCCTCTTGAACATTGAGGCAGACCTTGCTCGGAAATATCTCACTCATCTCAATTCGTTCAACGGGTATTTCAAACAAGGCGGCTGCGGCGTTCAGCACCGTGTCTATGTCGCCGCCTGAGAGCTGCGACAGCAGCTTTACCTTTATCGCCAGACGGTAGAATACATCGCCTGCGCCAAAGCGTTTGACGCCAAAATTAGCCCCGTAGCGGTCGAGTACGGAACCACAGGCGTAGTCGATGTTATCCCATAGCTTTATCAGTTCCGCTTGTTCCTGTACGGAATCAAGCCCCCACGCAAAAACGGCGAACAGCTTTCCAATGTTTGTTTCAAGCGGCAGAAGCCGCTGCTGATTGTCGTGGTCTTTGCGGCTGTATGCGCTCGTCAGCGCGTCAAGCATTTTGGTTAGAAAGTTTTTCATTCGACCACCACCATGCTTTCTGCGGTGACGGCTTTCTGCCGCGCTGCGATTTTGATGTTCTCCCAACCGAAGTTCTCACCGTCGGGGCTGATTTGCAGCTTGAAGTCCACAACCCCCGGCACTTTCAGAACCTCGGTCGGCAGCTGCACCTGAACAACGGACTGCCCGATGTTCAAGCCGCCACGTGTATCTGCGCCGATGTAGGACACGATGCGCTGTTTGATTTGCTCCACACCGTCCAGCGGGAAATATCTGTCCGTCACAAGGTCGGTTATCCGTACCCATACGTTGACGGGAGCAGGGCGGCTGAAATGAATGTCGTAGGTCGCACCGGACGCGCTGATGACAGGGACAGTCACGTTGCCGAAGGTCTGAATACCCGCCGCTTTTCTTTTGAAGATGGCAAAGGCAATCTCCTCATCGAGACCGCCATAAGCGACAATCTCAATCGAGTGCGGGGGTAAGCCCTTTGCATCGGTCTTGTCGGTGTCGTTCTCATCGCCTGTTACGGCGATGACAGCTTCGACGCTCTCGTAAATCTCTGCCACGATTGCGTCGATGTTTACGCCGCCAGCGAAGTCAACCGAGAGGTAATATCGCTCTCGGAACTCTGCGTCCGTCTCTGTGTTCCTGCCGCCCTCGAAAGGCGTAAGGTTCGTTACCTCCGCAATCCCCAGCTTCGGATTTGTGATATTGCTCACCGTGTTCTCATCAGTATTGCCGTCAGGACCGGGGGCAACAGCAGTCGCGGGCAGCGTGACTGAGCCGTCTTTGATGACGCCGGAACGCAGCGTAATGTACTGCGCTCCGGCCACAGTCTCGGCAAGAAAGCCCTCCGGCACTTCCACGCCGTCTTCGCCGGTGAAAGTCAGGTAGCCGACAGCCTTTTGTGCGCCCAAGAGACGCAAGCCTATCGCCCTGCCAAGGCTATACAAGCTGGTTCCGACAGCGGTGTCGATGAAGCGACTGTTATACACGTCCTCCAAAGTGGAAAAAAGCAGACTCAGCATCCAAGCGTAGATACGCAGGAAGATACCGAGCGGAGAACGCACAGTCAGATTTGCCTTTGAGCCGAACTGCTCCCGTGCCTTGTATTCCAAAGCGTCAAGCAGCTCCGCATAAGTTGGTCGCCTGAACCCGGCATCGGTCAAGCCCCAATCGGTTGATTTTGCCATTAAGCCGTCACCCCCAATCTGATTTTCTCGCCGGACGCTAAAATCGCAGAAATCTCAACCGAGACGCTGCGTTTTTCATACGAAACCGAAATCTCGTCAATACGGGAGACATCAGGCTCCTGAAAGACCGCCTCCCGTATGATTTCCTCGATTTCGCCTTGGTCTATATCGTTCTGGCGTACACCCATAATCCGCTCGTAGTCTGTGCCGTGGGTCTCATCGGCAAAGAACTCGGCTTTCCAAGTCAGGAGCGCGTGGCGTACATTCTGAACGGTCGTGTCCGCATCGTAAATCTTCTTGAAGAAACCGGCCTCATCGAAAACCAAGTCGCGTGTTTCAGGGTCTATCAATAAGGTCATGTTTTCCATCAATTAAATCACTCCATATTCTGCGAACTTCTCGAAACCTCCGACTTTGTTGATGTAATCGTGCGCGAACGCTACGATTTCCTCAAAGCGTACTTTTATTGTCTCCTGTCCCTCCACCTCGATGACAACCGCGTCATCGCCAATGGAACAGTAGGCTTTGACGAAAGCGCCGTTGTGCAGCTTAGACAGGGCGTTTATGTAGATTGTCACCGAAACGTCGGCTTTCGACAGGTCTTTACCGTGCAAGCCGTTCGGGTTGCAGTGAGGCTGGTCGCTGCCGAGCTTGCGGTTTGTGCAGCCAGCGTCCGTATTAGACCCACCAGTCCACTCACCGAGAGGATTGACCGTAAGACGGTTGAACTCGCCCAGCTTGGCAAACGCCTCAATATCCTTGTTCTTGGCGTTGGACTGGCAAATGGTAGCCTCGCTCTTGCCGAAGTCAAAGAGATACTTCCCGTCAAAGGGGAACTGCTCTCCAAGGTCTTTGGCAAGCGCGGTGGCTCTCTCGTAGTCAGTGTTCCACTTGGCGCTGAATACACCGTTGTCACCGCAGCGAACGCCCTCGCTCTGATTGCGGGAGAGGTGCGCGTCCTGCGGAACCTGAATCAGCGCAAGGTCGTCAATGCCAGCAATGCGCTGCACTACAGCTCCGACAAATGCACCGTCAAAAGTCACGCTGGACTCGATGATGACCGTTGCGCTGCCATGCCCAAGCAGGACTTCAACCGCCACTTTGGGGGCGGTCTCTTGCGTGTAGGCGTAGTCCACGAGCGCACCGGCGATGCGGTCTGCCAGCTTATCAGGGTGGAACTTGTTTACTTTCTCTAACATTTTTGGTTTCCTCCTATAATTGATTTGTTAGCCGCCTATGAATACATTACTGCTGCCGTCTCTAACTGACCCTGCCAATGTAACAGCGTCACCGATACGGGCAGCCGGTATTCCGTTGATAAATACGGTTGAACTACCGGAGCTTATATGGTCGCTATGCGATGGGTGCGCCACGCAGCCGTGAGGTGCGTAGCCATCACCGACCCGGCCGGCTCCTTTCCCGTTTATGAACACATCAGGACTGCACCCGACAAGCGAAGTTGGGGAACAGGCGTCGTGTCCGGTACAGCAGTCGCCTTGCCTCGTAGCCGCTGCCATAACCCCACCTCCTAATTGATGTTGACGGTCGCGCCTTTTATCGTGACCGTTCCGCTCGCATTGAGCGTGATGTCCTGCGTGTCCATTTTAATTGCATCGGCTGTGAACTCAGCCGTTGTTCCCTCGTTCTTAACAATAATCTTGTCCTCTGTAACCACAGTGTAGATGCTGCCGTCTTCCTTTGCCAAAGCAATGCTCTTTTCGGGCAAGCCCTGCACCTCATAGCCGCCGGACACAATGCCGCCGATGAAAACAGCGTCGCTGGTGGCGTGGTTTCGTTCCGTCAACGGGACTGCCTCTTTGCCGCCAGTCACTGTGCTGTCCATATCGTGGTCGAGATATACGACAAGCCCCGTATCGCCCGCTTTAAGCCAAGGGCGAAAGATAAACCCTCCGCTGCGTGTGCAAGCGACAGGGACACGCAGAATGGGCGGCTGGCTCTCATACTTGCCGTTCTCCAAATGCTTGGACAGAGGCTGCACATTCACAGTCATCTTCTGCGGGTCAAAGGCGATAACTTGGACAACCGCCGCAACGCATATCGAGGAAAGCACTTTCCTGTCATGCACACGCTGATAATTGAACTCATTGATAATCGCCATTTCACAGCCTCCTTTCCTCAAGCCTTGCCGCTTATATCTGACGCATCGACCCAGCCGTACACCGTAGAGCCACCCCCATTCTGATAAATCAGGTGGCAGGGGTGCTTCGCCCCCTTTGCGAGCAGCGTTACTTTCGCAACCCCCGGCTTGCAGTTATAGCCCTTGTCGCCGGTGCTGCTGGTATAATGCCTCGTACCGGTAAAGTTTACCGTGTCGCCTACTGCGTAAGCATCTGAACTTGACGCAGGAGCTGCGCCAGCAGACGTTGCGCTGGACGCCGCCTTTGGCGGGTCGGTATGCGCTTTCACCTCGATGGTGGTTTTCCAGTCGCCTGTTCTGCCGCCCTTGTGTTTGCCCTTTACGACAACGAACTTGCCGTTGAGGTCTGCCGATTGTATTCTCACGACCTCGGCAGTAGCAATCCGATAGTTGAGCAGACAGGAACGGGAGATCAGGTCCTCATCGCGGTCTGTGCCGGTCTTTTGGGAGTTTAGTTCCGTCTCCACGGGGATTGGCACTTTCTCCTCATCAGAGCGGAGCAGACCCGTTGCCGTGGTGAGCGTCACGCCGTTGTTAATGCCGTCATCAGCTTTGGTTATATAAATCTGTCCCGTAGCACGAATGATGAAGCGGCTCTTGCACTCCGTCACCACGATTTCAGTCAACACCTGTTTCAAATTGCCTCGGCACACTCTGCCTCGCGGGTAGCTCTTATCAAGCGACAGCTCGCACTTTGCCACCTCCACGCCAAAGATGTTCAGCAAGTCCCGCACGATGGCTGACGCCTTGATATTCTCGGCGTAGGTCTTGTTTATCATCTTGCCGAGTATTTCATCGGAGCAGGGAAGAACGGTTATCGTTGAAGTCCAGTCTGTGCCAGACTGCTTATGCTTTAAGCCTGTAACCTTGCCAATCAGAATACAGCCCACATCGCCCTCGTAGCCCGCGTTCAACACAACAGGGTCGTTCTTCTTGATGTTTGCGCGGGTGTTCGCTGAAAGGTTTGTCACCGTAACAGTCGCCACAGGCGGCTCATCGCTGTCCTCGAAGGGTATCTCAAAGGAAAAATTCAAGCCGCCGAGCGTGTATTTGTTGTGTCCGATTGTCAGGTTGGCATCTCTAATCCAGAAGCTCATATCACGCTGTCCTCCTGTCATAGAGATACAATTTCACATCTTTTCCGAAGTTCTCTTGCGTGACCTCCGAAATATCGTCGCTGGTTATACAGGACGGGATTATTACCGGTATCGGAAACCGCTCATCTTCCACGACGTTGAACAGCGGTCTCCCGTAACGGACGACTTCTCCGAAAGCAAGAACCTCTCCGTTCACATCGAAAAGGTCTATCGTGAAGAAACCGCCCTCGTCGTTATATTTGATTGTAAATGCGTAGGTTCTGTCAGCCAGTTTTACCGTAAACGAGTACGGCACTCTGGACGCATCTACCTCGATGTAACTGACCTCTGCATTGAGGTCAATAAGCTGCAAAGCCATACTCGCGCCTCCTTATTCAGTACGCAGCCAAACCGCTGTAGCCGCCCGTTATTCGCGTCAGCGGAGCGTCGCTGCTTGGCTGTGTATAAGCAGCGGCGTGTTTCGCTGAACTCGAAGAACTCACAGACTGCGAGGAAACGGTAATCATTCCTGCGCTGGCAGTTTTTTGGAGCTGTGCGTTTGAACTCTTGCCAGCGTCCTGACTTGTCATAGACACCTCCGCGTCCATCGGCACATACTCAGGCGCAGTGGTTTTTATCTGCTTGAGTGTTGCCGAAAAGGACGCGCCGTTCTTGTTCTTATAGGAGCGGTCAAACTTGAGGGAGGTGAACACGAGATTGGACATTCGCGTTACGCCGATATAGGTCATAATGTCACGAGCGTCACGCATAGCTTTCAGCGCATTTATCGCGCCCTCGCCGCCGATAATAACGCCCGAAATGTTGAGCGTTCCGGCGGCATTGTTCACATGGTCGTTGATGTCAGAGCCGTCCTCAATCGGATTTGAGGTAACAGAGCTGCTGTAGCTCTCGCTCTCTTTCTCAACGATGCCGTTCTCAAGCGGTTCAAACCGCACCGTGCCGCCTTTTCGTCCGGCAAGCGTATACGCCATATCTCACACCTCCCATCAAAATGCGTATTGGTTTTTGAGCGTCATGCGCTCAAGTTCTTCTGCTCTGAACTCGGCAAACAGTTCCTTGACTGTTTCGTAGAGCGAGTTCTTGAGGTCTTCGGTTGCCTTTTCGTCCATATTGCCCTGCACCACAATGGAAATCTGCGGTGCGAAAGCTGGTGCAGCACCTGACACTTCCGCTGCTTCGGAACCATCGGCCCCCGCCGCGCCAACCGGAGTAACCTCTGGGGCGTTTTCGCTGTATATCGCTTCTGCGGAAACATCAGGCGGGTTAAAATTATCTACCACAGGCTTCACACCGTAATAGACATCAGACACATTCGGAGCCTTGATGTCCTCTACAATCGGATTAACCTTATAAGTGACATCTGGTTGGTTGATGCCCCCCGCCGCAGACTGGCTAATGCCTTTTACCACGGGCGTAACACCGTAGGTAATGTCTTGTACCGCAGGTACGTTTGCGCTTTCCACAATCGGATTAACCTCGTAGGTAGTATCTGGCGCGATAGGAATGTCAACCCGCTCCACAGTAGTTTCAGCCACCGCCTCTGCGCCAACCGGAGTAACCTCTGGGGCGTTTACCGACGGGAAATCAAGCTCGGTAGGCATCGCGTCTTCCATATCCCCCGCCATGCCTTTTATCGCGTCAACAGCTTCGTCTCCGTTCTCGTTAATAGAACCCGCAAGACCATCAACCATCATTTCGCCGGCCCAAGCAAACTTGGTAGATGGGGAATGTATGCCGAAGAAACCACAAATACCGTCCCACAGACTCGAAGCCCAACCGCTTACTTGGTCCCAAATCCAGCCAGCTAAGCCCTTGATACCTTCCCACAAGCCTTTTACGATATTCCCGCCTATCTCAATCATCATGCCGGGTAGCTGCGCCAGCCCATCAACAATGGCACTGATGATAGCCGGTAATTGCGCCACCAGCTGTGGAATCGCCTGAATGATGCCAAGCCCCAACTGCACGAGTAGGTTGATACCTGTCTCAATAATCAGCGGTAGGTTCTCTGTAATGAAACCAACAATGCCCGTAATAATCGCCGGTAGCTGCGCTACCAAATCAGGCAGAGCGTCCAAGATACCCGTTGCGAGGGTCATAATCATCTGCGACCCTTGCTCCAAAATGGTCGGTAGGTTCTCGGTCAGAAAATTCACGATTTGCAGTATCAGCTCTGGCAACTGCTCCACAAGAAGCGGGATTGCGGTCACAATACCATCAATCAAACCACCCACGAGTTGCATACCAGCATCGAGGATAAGTGGTAAGTTCTCAATCAGCGTACTCACAACGGTAAGTAACGCCTCAATAACTGTCGGTATCAGTTCCGGCAAAGCATTCCCCAGTCCAGTCGCCAGAGATACAATGATTTGTGCTGCCGCCTCTATCAATAACGGAAGATTGGCAATGAGCGTGTTCGCAATCGTACCAACTGCGCTTATTGCCACCGGAACAAGTTCTGGTATCAGCTGTACAAGCGTATTCAGCACTTCGCCAAACAGCGTTTCAGCCACACCCAGCAGCTTCGGTAGCATTTCGCCGATTGCGGGAATGAGAGAATCCACCACACTCGGCAGCGCACCGACTAAATTTTCCACAACGGGAACAATATTATCCACCACATTTCCGAAACTCTCAATGACGTTATCGACGAGATGCCCTATGTCTGCGTCTGCATTGCCAAGTCCGGCAACCAAATTACTGATAGCAGATTTTGTACTTGCCAAAGAACCGCTGATGGTAGCTGCCGCCTCTTTTGCTGTTGTTCCGGTAATACCCATCTCAGTCTGGACAATGTGGATTGCTTCGGTGATGTCAGCGTAGGAAGAAATATCGAACTTTGTTCCGGCGAGCTTTCCTGCATCGTCAAGTAATCTCTGCATTTCGTCCTGTGTACCACCGTAGCCGAGCTTGAGGTTATCAAGCATAGTGTAGTTGCCCATCGAGAAGCCGCGATAAGCGTTCTGAATGGACTCCATGCTCGTACCCATCTTATTAGCGTTGTCGGCCATGTCAGTAATAGCTTGGTCAGCGTATTTTGCCGCCTTCGCTGTATCACCACCCAACGAGCCGATAAGACTTGCGGAAAAGCTCGTTGTGAGTTCCATATACTGGTTTGCAGACATACCTGCTGTTTTATAGGCGTCTGCGGCATATGTCTGAATTTCTTTCGAGGCATCGCCGAACAGAGTGTCAATACCGCCAACCAACTGCTCATAATCGGCGTAAGCAGAAACGACCTGCGTTCCAAGCGCAACTGCGCCAGCGGCAGCCGCAGCTGAAACTGCGCCGATTGCAACGCCAACGCCTTTCAAAATGCTACCCAGTTTTTCAAACTTACCGCCAGACTCATCGGCCGCATTACCCATATCGGCAACATCACCTTCGGCGTCACTCGCCGCGCCACCGAGTTCTGTAACATTTCTACGAGCATTTCCTGCGGCATCGCCGACACCCTCCGTTGCATCAGACGCCTGTTGAGCGCTTCTCGCCATATCAATGAAGCGTTCTCGTGCGCTTTGTAAAGCATTTCCAAGACTTCCTCTGATTGTTTCAATCGGGTGCGCGAAACCATGTCCTATGCTTTGCGTTGTTTGAACGATATTATCTCGAAACGTATTGGCGCGTTCCCCAACATAAGAGAGCGCACCCCCAATGCCGCTTCGCAGCGAGGACGCAAAGGTGTTCCCGCCGTCTATACTTGAGAGGAACGAGCTGCGAAATGCTGAACCAACACTGCTGGCTTGCGTTTGCAAATCACCGAGACTGCTCGTTACATTTCGTATGCCGGACTCTGCCGAGCTTGTTTCAGCATCGACCCTGATTTGACTGCCTCCGTTCTGCAAGCTGCCAAGATTGCTGGTAAGATTTCGGATATTCGCTTCTGCCTGTGCGGTATCGGCTTCAACATTTACGCTGTATGTCAAACTGCGGGCTTCGTCCACAACTCATTCCCTCCTTTCCTCATCGCTTGTTCCACTCCTCTTGCCAAAGCAAGCGGGCTTGTTCGGCTTCGGAAAACTCGTAGAGGTCCATCGTGCTGAGTTCCGTGTAGCCTAATCCGTCCATGCAGAACACCAGCCGCCAGAACCGCTCGTTATGTTTAGCCCTGCGCTTTGCCGCCGCTGGGTTGATTTCGTTCTCCAAGAAAGGACTCGATTTCACGCACCAGCTCTCCCGGCGTTGCAAGGTCTTCCTGCTCGTCGAAGTATTTGACGCCGCCCTTTGCGACTTCGGCAGGGGAGATTACGCAGCCCTTGATAAGAGCGTCCGCGTACTTCGCTGTGTTCTTTCTGCCGTTGGCAGGGTTGATATAGAGGTCGGTGAGGTTGGTGTACCACGAAAAGGTCACGCTTTGCAGCGTGTAGTCCACGCCATTCACGGTTACATTTTTCTGTCTTGCCATAGTGATTATCCTCCTTCGCGCGTGCGCGCGTATAATATACTCAGATTAGAGAATTTAGAGAGTATTAGAGAGGTATAATACTCCTTTAATCTCTCTATCCTCTCTATTCTTATCCTCAATAGGAATGAATGTTTCAATGTATCATAATGGGCAGAAAGCCCGTAACCACAAGGGTTTAGCCCGAAACATTGCTGAAACATCGGGCGAAACAATGACACATTGAGGGCTGAAACATTGGGTTGAATTTGCCGCCTAAAACACGACTTTCGTGCCTAATGTTCGACTTATCCGAAATGTATCAGCCCAATGTTTCGGTGTTACTGCTTCTGAATATCGGGGATAAGGAACACGATTGTCACATCTCCCGCGTCCTTGCCCCTCGCTCTGTCGGGCAGCTTTTCCACCATGCAGTTCTGCGCGAAGAACACCGTGCCGCTGTCGTTGGCGTCCGTGATAGCAAGGTTTGCCATCGTGTTCCGTTCGGCGCACTGTTCGAGGAAGTCGATGTCAGGGGACTCCTGCTGCAAGGTGATTGTCAGCTTACCAGCCTTGTTCGCGTTGAGAATGTAGGTGCTGTCGCCCTTGACGCCCTTTTTGAGTGTCACATTCGCCTCGTCACGAGCCAGCGTAAACAGGCTGTCGCCAAACATACGCAGCTGTCTATTGTTGAAAGCCACATTGACTTTCAGCGGGTCATAGGTCGATAACATAGTCTATCCCTCCTTACAGTGAGGCGCGGAGTGCGCCCTTGGATTTCACCTGATGAACAGCACCGGCAAGCAGAGCCTCCCAAGTGATGTCAGGCATTGTGCGGTTCCTGCGCTGCTCCTCGGTGCTTTCCGCATACTTCGGAATGTTCACCGTGTATACGCCAGCCTTGCTCTCAGGGTCTTTGGCGATGATGCCGAGGTCAACAGCTTCTGCCAGTGCTTGCAGCACCGCAGTAGCCACCAGACCGAAGCCAGCATCGTCGTAGTTGATGGTAGCGTTGGCAAGCAAAATATCGTACAGCAGATTACGCATACGGTTCGCTACCCAATCGCCGCCGAGGACAACATCAATGAACTCACCATTGAGGCAGGTGCCGTCCTTGACGTACTGGCGCTTATATTCTTCCGTGAGGAAGTTGACGTGATTTTCGAGCAGCTGGTCGCGTTCGCCCTCCGTCAGCTTCGGCAGGGTGATGAGCTTGATACCGGCGCTGGCAGGAGCGTTGCCGTCCTGTGGACGCTTGAACTTCCAAGTGACGCTGTTCGGATAGAACGGCGCAACATTGCCGGTATAGGAGGCATCAGGCTCCTCACTGATGAACGCCTCGTCCGTATAGATGACCGCTGCACGAGCCGTCAGACAGGCGAAGTTCTTGTTTGCAGTCTGCCCCATATAGAACTTGCGGTGGTCTTCCACACCGGCTCCCAGCTCTGCCTCCGTAGGTTCACTTGCCTCCGCAAACTTGGCGAGAGCGGAAACATATTCGTCGTCGTCCCTGTCGGTCATCAGGTAATACCAGTCGTTGTCAACATTGGACTGGAACTGCTTGATTGTCTCGACAAGGGCGTCTGCCGCAGTCAGCTCGTTCGAGCCGTTGGCAAACTCCACGACAGCCTCGACAGGCAGCCCGCTTGTCAAATCGGCATCAGTATAGATGCTGATGGTCTTGGGGATAGAGTCAGCCCCGCCAGCTTCGGCAGCAGTGAAAGTGATGACCGTCCCGCTTATCTTTGCGGCGTAGGTCTTGCCGCCTTTGGTAAAGGTCGCGTTCTTGAACAGGGCTGCAACCTGCGACCACTTCGTAGCTCTCGCCGTAGTGGTTATCTCGATTACCGCCTTGTCATCGCCACCGACCTTGACCCACAGCGGGGTATCAGCTTCGATGGGCTGTTCCAAATCCCCGTCAGGAAGTGTGACCGTAAGCACTGCGGCACTCGCAGCAGCGCGGGCAGGGGGTTCAAAGCTCACGATTTTGAACTTGGTGACGAGGGAAGTCGCGAGGGTGGTTTTGCCCTGATTGAGCAGCGTGGTCGCCTTGCGGACGACCTTTGCGTTAGGGCAGGGTCCGTCAGGACCGTAGACCGCCTCGACACTCGCAATATCTCTGTATACGCCAACGGGATAAGTCCCGGTAGTGGACACAAGGAGAATGTCGAGACTTTCCTTTTGCTTTGGCAGCGCGTCACGCTGCACAACGACAATTACATCTTTTGCCATTTGGCTTTTCCTCCTTTATGAATGGGCGTCCCCGATGGGGTTCCCCGGATTTTGGATTGTTATTGTCGGCTTTTCGTCTATCCGCACATAGGAGAACATGACATCGAAGCCGTACCGCCTTACGGTGTCTTCCACGAGGAAACCAGAGCGGTTTGCGACTGAGCCGACATTGTTGATAACAACCTCGCCGGTATCAGTGATAATGTTGTGGGCGTCGAGCAGGAAGTACCTGTGAGCCTTTTCAGCCAGCTCTAACGCCTCATCTTCCCCGAAGATATATCCGTCGGGGCTTTCGCGATTCTCGCTGCAAAAGGTGAATGACAAGGACGCCTTGACAGGCTCGGAGCGTTTCAGTGTGTAGCCGTCAGGCGTTTCCTGAACTACTCCCCGCAGTCCGAAAGCGTGGTCGGATATTCTTGATGCCAACACGCTGTAGTAGCTGTAGGGGAAATCCGACACATCGGCTATCTGTTCAGACAGAACGACAGGACAGCCGAGGTGGTTTTCCAGCCCAAATATGATTGCGTTACGGGCTTCAACAAAGGTCACTTCTTCACCACCCCCTCCACGATGTACCGCACCATAGGGTGGATAGTGTTATGCGCCAGCTCCGTTGTCACCGTGTACTGCTGCCCGTCGAAGGTATCTCGGATAATCTGCCCCGGCTGAATGTCGATAGCATCGTCGGTATAGAGCTTCTGCGAGTTGTGGGTATAAGTTCCTTCGGGTAGTTGTTTCCAATCCGCATTTGACAGTGGGAGGACAACGCCCCAAAAAGACCGAACCTCGCTCTCGACAGGTCTTGACTGACCACCGTGTGCAGGGTCTCTTACAAAAGTCCTGCTGGAAACCGTCAGAATGTGCAACAGCGCCCTTGGCAGTCTTGGTGTCGCATTGAACATCATTCTCCGCTCACCACCTTATAGGCGATACGGTCGCGAATGTGCGTACCTGTTTCATACAGGGTGGTATGCTGCGTTTTCTTGGAGAAATCCGATTGCGGCTTGACGCGGTTGCTGTCAATAAAGTTCTGTACCAGTTGTGCCGATTGCGCCCCGATAGACTCGGCTGCGGCGCTCGGTGTGGTCTGTCCCGCCAGCACCTTGTTCAGCTCGCCCGACACAATGCCGTTCAGCGCGGCTTGGTCTGCATCGAAACTCGCTCGGATAAAAGAGCGTTCCGGCATCTTGCCATCGCCGTACTCGTGTGCGTGGGCAATCTTAATGACATCTGAGTCAGCATCGCCAACGATGCCGACCAGTATTTTCTTTTGCGATAATTCCTGACAGGCGCTTTTCAGCCTGTCGAAATCAGTTAAAATGCGGTCAAGCTCCATCTCAATACCTCCTATACAGATTGATTAGCTTTGTCCATTCAGGGTGCGTGGACTTGTCAAAAGTCCAATGCACATCGGAGATAGCGAAAGCGGTAAGCCCCTGCGAGCCGTTCTGCAAGTTCGTGTACGCTTGGGACACGATTTCCCACACCAGCCCCTCAAGGTCGGCGGGTAAGGTCTGAGGGTGTTCATCGTCCGCATCTTTCGGCAGGACATACCCCGCCGTGTAGCTGACCTCGATTACTCTCTTGGACACTACAATGTCGTAGGCAAGCCCTCTGCGGTAGCCCGCTCGCAGCCAGCCATCGTCACGATAGATGACCCCGATGTTGCCCGTCTGCCCGTAATCGTAAAGAGCGGGGTCAACGAGCTTTCCATCTTCCTTGACATATTCCACATCAAGAATGGGGTATTCTATCGTGACGAGTTCCTGCTGACCGTCGGCATCGTATTTTTGGACATACGACTGTTTGCCTAAATGCCTGCCTGTCTGACGCTCAATCCACGAGGACGCCTTGTTTATCAGCAGCATAATGATTTCATCAGTTCGCTCATCGGAGATGTCTGACAAGCCAAGCATCATCTTCATTTTTTCGAGAGTGGTTAATGCGTTTTCAGCAAGCATATAGACCTCCAATCCGAAGAACGGCGGTTACTTGCCGCCGTCCTCCTTTTTAGGCTCGTCAGCCTTGGGCGGCTTCGGAGTTTTGGTTTCAGTTACGGGAGCCGCAGCCTTGTTGGACTTCGGCCCCACCGGTTTATAAATCCTCGGCATAGCTCCTACCTCCTTACACCGGCCGGGTGTTCTTATCGCCCAGCACAATAGCGCAGTCACCGGCGGCAGTGCCGCTCACAGTTACCTTGATGAACGGCTTGCAGCCCGCAAGGTCCACATCGAAGTTTGTGACATCGGCAGCGGTCAGACCCGCAGCCTCGCCGTTGCCTCCGACAAACAGCTTTTCATCGGAGACAGCCTCGAAAGTGCCATCGGCGGTATCGCTGTGGGTGACGACGATTTTCACATCGCCGTCAGCCTTGGCAGCCACTGCAATCACAGCGGAGAGAAACCCCGCTCTGTCAATAGCGTCGCCCGACTTGTAGGGCAGCACCTTTACATTTTGGAGAAGTTCTTTCTTCATTGTCTGTTACCTCCTGTTCAGATTAGACGGGTACGGAGACTTTGGTAGCCACCGCAAAGCTCTCATCGTGGCGCAGCCCGATGTCCACGTTGTCGATAGCGCGGATAAGGGTCTGGTCGTTCTCGAAAGCGGAGATGATGTTACCGGCATCGTCCGTCCAAGAACCCTCGCGGCTTGTCTCGATTTCCAGCGCGCCCTGCTCACCAATGATGAGGTCGTTCCAGTTGCCGAACAGAATCTGTGTCTTTCCGGCAGTGGTCTCCAGCAGGTTCGTAGTGCGGTAAGGATAACCAACGAGGGTGTGGTTCTTGTTCATCTCCTCCGCGAAGATGAAGGAGCCAACATTGTCGCGCAGGGACTTGAAGAACTGCTCTACGCTGGTGTTGAACACGAAGCCCAAACCGTCAGCGTACACGTTGTTTCTGAGAACAGCGGCGACAAGGTAGTTCGGGAACGCAGCGGTGAGGACACCGGCGTTGCTCGCGTACTCCGCACCGAGGCTGGTTACGTCAATGGTCTGCACCTTGCTGTTGTTGACGATACCGAGAGGCTGGAACTCGCCGCCCGTACCGAGCAGAGCGCCCCAATCCACGCCAAGAGCCATCTGCTTGGTGATGTCCTGACCGACGATGACGTCATTGTCAAAGTTGGTGGAGCGGAGCAGGTCGTTGCTCATAGGAATGAGAGCGGTCAGCTTCTTCGCAGACAGCTTCAAGTTGCCAAACTTGGGAGCGGTCTTGGGGATTTTGCGGCTCTCACCGTTGAACAGGGCGCGGGAGCCGGTCTTGAGCTTTGGAATGTTGAGGTTGCCGTTCGCCATACCGAGTCTGCGAGCACCGAGGCTGTAGATAACGGTGGCAGGGTACAGCAGCTCAATGATTTCGTTGGCATAAACCTCCGGCACGAGGTAGCCGCCGTCAGAAGGAGAGGTCATGGACAGAGCTTTGAACTCGTGGGCCATCTCAGCGTCCATAAACTTATGCTCGGCGGTATATGCCGCCTTTTCGATGTCGCCGTGAGAGGCATTGATGCACTTCACAGCGCGACCGAACATACCGTAAGCGGTCTTGCGGCGCTCAGGTCCGGTCATAGATTCCATACGAGCCTTAAAGCCCATAGCCTTATCACCTCCGTCACGGCTTGCGCCGGTGGAAATAAACAGATTTGCGTACTTGCGCTGCGGCTGTGCAGCGGGAGTCTGAGGCTGCGCCACAGGCTCTGCGGATTTGGTCTCGCTTGCGCCGACGCCGGACTTGATGCCCTCCAAAGCCTCGACGACTTTTGCGATGAGTTCAGGCGTAACTGCGCCGGTATCGGCAGCAGGTTCACCCTCATCGGCTTTCTCACCGTCTTCGTCGGACTCGTCGCCCTCAACGGCTCCGAGAACCTCTGTCAGCGCACCGAGGATTTCATCGGTGCTGATACCTTCGATTTCACCCTCAGCTTCTTTGAGCGACTTGCGCTTCTCGTCGAGATTGGCGAACACCTTTGCGATAAGCTCTGCGAGCTGTTCCTGAGTCAATTTCATTTCAAATTACCTCCTGTTATTTGTGAGTTGACGGGACAATCTCAAAGACTATCCCAGCGGATTTGGCTTGCTTCTTGATGTTGTTCTGTGTGGGCGGGTCTTCGGGCTGCGGTGTTGCGGGCGGTTCCAAGAACGGTCCGAGAATGTCTGCCAGTTCTCTCACCACAGCGATGAACGGTTTGAGTGCGTCAAGTCTTGCGCGAGTGATTTTGCCGCTCTTGGCTTCGGTTTTTAGTTCCTCCACCAAAGATTTGACTTCATCAATCTTTGCCTCCTCGTTCATCGCCCAAGTGACGATGGAGACTTCCCACAGCCTGATTTCTTTCAGATGTCGGACGCCCTGTTCGTTGTCGAAATCAAAGGCTACGGCATCGTAGCCAATCGACATCTCAGTCAGCACACCGTCTTTCAACAGCGTCTGAATGTCGCGCCCTTTCTGCGTGTTGCTGATTTTGCCGCGAATGTAAAGACCCTTTTCATCTTCGCGTAACTCAAGCGGCTTACCAATCGGCAGTTCGCAATTGTTGTGCTGCGACAAAATCTTGATACGGTCGAAGTCTTCTGCGATGGTTTTCGTGAATGCACCCTTCTCAATGACATCACCGCCGCTGTCTCGGTTTCCGAATACAGCAGCATATCCAGAGAACTCACCGCTTTCGTCCGTGCTTTCCAGCTCGAACTTGAAAGCCTTGCGCTCACGCACCGCCGCATCCGGCTTCTTTTTGCCAGCGGGCTGTTTCTTTGCCATACGGTTTCCTCCTTCCTATTGAGATTGGGGCAATTCTTAAAAACCACCGTATGTCAGATAACATCGGCAGTTGATAAGCTCCTCTGGACGACCATCATCGGGGTCTCGCGGATAGCGGAGACCGTTGGAGAATTTGCCGTCGATAGGGACGGTCTCGCCCTCAAGGGCAACGTGATTGGGTTGCCCACGCGAACCGTCTCTTGGGTTCTTCTGTGGCCTGTGATGCCACGTTTTAGTCTTAGCGCCCGCAGACCGCATCATATCGAATTGACCTGTGGCGAGCGCAGTCATTGTCTCTTGACGGGCAATCAGCTTTACCCTTGTTTGGGACACGTTCATCTCAGCCTGAATGGTTTTCCGAAGCTCGGACTGGCTTACGCCGTTGGAGACGCAATCGGAGATGATGTCAGCGATTTTGTCTCTTGTGGTGCGCTGAATGCCTGTAATGCGCTTGCCGCCGTTAATTTTGGCGGCAGAAACGAACTCAGGGCGTTCAATGCCGAACAGCCCGTAGCTCTCCTCGCTGTGTTTCACGCCGTCATCGTAAGCCTTTTTCCATAACGGTCTGAATATCTCGTTCAGCTTTTTGGCTTCGTCGTTCCAGTTAAGCAGTCCGGCAGCAACGCTTTCGGAGAGGCGCAGCCGCTCCTCCTCGGTCAATGCCTCCCACAATTCCTGATTGAATGACCCATCGGGCAAAATATACTGTTCTAACTGCGAGAAGACGGACTGCTGCTCATCGGCTTTCGTAGTCAAGCCAAGCGCTCTTGTAATCTCGGCTTGCTGCTCTGCAAAATGCCGTGAAACGGCAGACTCAAAGAGCCGCACATTCTCACGCACGAGCTGGTCTTCATTTCGGAGCGCAGCGGTCAGATTTACCCGCCTTGCTTTCTTCTCGCCGTGTTCGTCCTCGCCGTCAAAAGAGACGAACTGGTCCTCTTGGAGCAAGGTCTGCGACACCTCGGCAGGGTCATCGGTTTCCCGCAGGAACAGGTCGTTGATGGACACCTTAAACACATCACCGCCCTCAATGTCCGCAAGGTCTAACAGATTGCGGGCCTCGTTCTTGGTGATAAGTCCGGCGTCATAGGCTTCGAGGGCTTTCGCTTTGTCGAAGTCCTTGTCGTAGGGTATGACAGCATCGAACCGCCAGATAAGGTCGCAGCCGAACATCGGGAGCAGCTGCTTGTTGATAGCTTCTTCGCGGCTCTTGATGCGCGGCGTCAGCACATTCTTTGCGTAGATGTACTGTGCGCTGTCAGCTGTCGCACGGTTGCTGTTCTCGGTGATGCCCATTATTTCACGAGGCACACCGAAGTGTTCCAGCACCGCATCACGCATAGCAATTCGGCTGTCAACAAAGGCGAGGTTCTTGCTGCCCGTATCGCCAAGCTCCTTTATCTCGACATTGCCGGAGAGGGCGGCAACACGATGGCTGTTGTCCACGCCTCGGAACTTTTGGTTCCATCGGGCGAGAAAACCATCGCGCTGTTCGTCCGTAGCGTCCGGCATAAGGAATACCGTCGGCGGCGTTGCGTCGTTATAGAAGAAACGCTTTTGGAACTTGGCAGCGTATTCGTCGATTTCCACCTCGTCTGCGATGCTTTGGGCGATACCCAAGCCGCGCATAAACGGGTCGAGCGGGTTAAGCTGCTTCATCACGAACATATCGTCTACAGGAACGGTCATGCTCAAGCCGCCGGGGGAGATTATCTGATAGGTGGGGTTGCCGAGGTACGGCGTCATCTTTACCCAATGGGGCGGCACATTCCACAGCTCCGTAGGTACGCCTTGTTCGTTTCGCTCGATGAGGAAGAAACTTTCCCCCACAAGGAGCAGATAAATCTCGTGGAGCCGCCATACCGCCGAGCTTGTCATCTCGTACAGCGGATTGGGCTGCTCCATAAAGTCCAAGAATGGGTGGCTTGTAATCTCGGTCTCCGAGCCGTCCTCGTTGACACGCAGCAGCCTACCGCTGACATTTGCAATGTCGCTGGCAATTCGGTCTACTACAGCCAAGCGAGGGCTTTTTGAAAACATATCCAGCCATTCGGAAGTGTTCATAGAGGGCGGTCTTGCCCAGCGTGAAACGAAGCTGCCGCGCCTGTCGGTATACTCGTCCCGCACCTTGCGTCGATTGATTTCAATGTTAAATAGTCTCAAGTCTTATCACCTCACAGAGAGAAGCCAAATTCGGGCTTGCTGATTTCCAGTTCCAAGTATGCGTTTGCCGAGGCATCGACCATATCTTTCAGTTTGCCAACCGGGAAGTTCTCTAATTGCCTGAAATACTCGTCGTTCCATTCGGCAGTCCGCACATCTACATTACCGGCAAGCCACTGTGAGGAAAATGGTTCTGCACGAGTGACCTTATCCCCGCTTTCGAGTGCGGTAGTTACGGTGTAGCCGCCAAGCATTCGGACGAAGCTCTGCGCTTGGTCCTTGCCCGCCTGTCCGGGGTCTTGCGGCAATCGGATTGTCACATTGCCATACAGGGCTTTATCGCTGGCAGCAGTATTCAGTATGAGCTGACGCACATCAGCGCCGTTTTCGCGGACGTTGATAACATCAGCCACAAACACGCGCCCATTGCGGCGCTTGCCGAGCAGTACGCCAGCGGTGTATGCGCTGCCGTCTCTGCGGCTGTTCTGCCGCATAGCTTGCGGCATACCCTCGGACTCGTCCAGCTCGTCGGGAGCCGTTGCCGCCAAGTCCCACGCTCTGACCCACTTGATAACATCGGTAGGTGTGGAGGTGAGCATCTGCCCGACCTTTGCGCGTTTGAAGTAATGCCCCGCAGACCGTCTGATTTTCCAGTTACCGTTAAGCAGCTGCTCTTGGTCGAACTCGGACATCGCTTTCAAAGCACCGATATAGCCGGGGTCATGCTTCAACATCGCCTCGTTGTCGGTGAGCTTTGCGCTGATAAAGGAAACGGACTTGACTTCTTCCAGCTCCTCCGGCTTTCGCAAATCGAAGGTATTGTACAATTCCTGCGGTGTGTCAGCCCAATGGATAATGTTGTTGCGACGGACGAAATACCGCAGCTTACCGCAGCGGCTCTCGTCAGCGTAGCCAGTTTCAGGGTCAATCCACCAGTCGATGAACTTCGCCACCCAGCTTTCGCCGTCAGGGTTGCAGGTCGCCCGAATGTAGGGCTTTACGCCACAGGTGGAGCGGTTACGGGAGAACATATAAAAGAACTGGCTCTCGGTAAAGTGAGTCAGCTCGTCAAACATCAGCAGAGGTATCTGAGAACCCTGCCAGTTATATTTCTCTTTCTCGTAGAACATATGGGCGAATGTGATTTTCGCCCCTGTTTCAAACCGCCACTGAACATTCGGGGTCAGGACGCTCGTTGCGCCCAAGTAAGGGTAAATCTCTTGGCTGGTGGCATACAAGCCACCGGCGCTCATTATCTGAGGACGGGACTGACGGAATATGACCGCCTCGAAGTGCTTATGGTCGATGTACCGCAAGCACTCAAGCAATAAGGCGTAGGTCTTACCGCCGCCAGCCGCGCCGCCGTAAATGCAAATATCCGCAGGTGAACGAAGAAACAGCTCCTGCTTGCCCTGCTGCGGTCTGATAATCATTGCTCCGTTATTTTCAGGAGCTTTCTCACGTTTTCTTCCCATTGTTTTTACCCGCCTCCGTATCTGTGGCTGGCAAGTAAATCTGAACTTGTGGCTGAACAGAGGTGAGTGTGCCAGAGATTTCAGCTTTCGTTGTCTTCCGGTCGTTGAAGAACTCACCGCCGTAAATCTTCAAGGCGTATATGATAGCGGTCGTGTCACCGCTGGACACCCGCTCCATCAGCTTGTTCTGGCACATCGCCACAACAGAGAGCCGCCCGTTCTTTATGGCTTTCAGCAACGCCGGGTGTTCTTTTTGGAGGTAAAGCAGTGTTCTTTTGGAGATGTCGAACGCTTCGGCAATCTCTGCTATGGATTTGCCTTGCATCGACAGAGACTGCACAACCGCAAGATTTGTCTCTACCTCCCCGGATTCAACCCACTGCTCAAAGAGGTCCTTCCTTGCCTTAGACATACCTCTCCGCAACCTTTTCGATTAGCGCGGCCAGTAACCCCCTGTGCTTGTTGTGTTTGAATCCGTTGGGGTATTCGATGTTCAATTCCTTTTCCAGATACTCCTCGTAGACTTCCATCGGGAGCTGCTTCGGATGCGAACAGGCACAATAAATATAACCCGCCGTGCAGGACAGCACCAGAACCTCCTCGAAGTATTCCTCAAGCAGAGCAACGTAGCTCTCTCTCGTGTGGAACTTCTGCTTGAACACGATACCGTTTGTCACGCCGAGCGTGTAGTTCTTGTCATCAAGATACCACAGGCAGTCTCCCGCTCCGGCAGACAGTTTAGTCTTTTCGTATGCCTTTTCGACATACGCAATGTTTCGGGTACAGGTAATCAGCGTACCCGTAGATTTCAGGACAGCGTTACAGGTCGTGAGGACTGCCTTTTCAAAGTCGTCGTCCACGACAGAGTTAATCACCGCCTCCAACACGCACCAGTCAAACAGACCGTTACGCTTGACCTCTTTCTCGGCGTTGAGAATGTTGGCGATGATGCCCTTCATATCCAGCTTGTTCGCGCCTTTCACCATCAAGGACGGCTCGTAAGCGTGCATATTGTAGCCCTTGGATTTCAGCAGCTTGACATAAGCCATTCTGCCAGCGCCGATGTCGATAGCGCTGTCGGTCTTCTGCAAGCGCGGAATTAGGTATTTCTCATAAAGAACGGAAGTGTTCGACTGCCTACCGTCCGTACTCAGTCGCTTCGGCTGCGCCAAGAACTGGTGGTAGGTCTTCACGCCGAGGTTGTCAAAATTGTACTTGCCGTACTCGACGCCCATACACTCAAGGAACTCCTGCACGTCCTCGTTCGGGATAGCATAGACAAGAACACCGTAGCCCAGCTTCTTGGAGCAGTAAGCGTACTCGGCGTTCAAAATCACGTTGCCGTCGCCGTCCGTAACCACGCTGCCCCACTCGCCGTAGCGAGACATCAGCTTGGTGATTTCGGAGCAGATAAGCACGTTCTTCGGCTCGCTGTCGATGCTGATTTTGTCAGACGGGCAGTAGTGGTAGCCGTTGACCTCAAACTCGTCAAGGCGAACAGTTGTTTTGCTCGTCTCAATCGAGTTGTGCATAAGGTTGAACAGAATTTCGTCCTGCAAATTCGGGCTATTTATCTTGATGCACGGCAGGTATTCCAGCCCAATCGCCGTAGCCGCTTTCTTTCGCTGGTGTCCGGCAGTAATAACATTGTTCGAGGCGTTTACAATCAGCGGCTTCACCATTCCGAACCGTCTGATGCTGTATTGCAGCTTCTCTAACGCCTCGTCAGTGATAGCACGGGGGTTGTATTCAGACCCTGTTACGCTGTCGATAGGTACTCTTTCCACAAAATCAATCACGGTTCTCAACTCCCTTCAAGAGATAGTTGGCAAAGCTGCCTTTCAGGATTTCGCCGGAGTCGATGTACTCCGCATACTTCGCGTTCAACCTGTCAAGCTCCACCTGTGAGATGAAGAACGACACATCGCCAAAGCGGAACTGACAAAACGGCAGCACGGCTTTGGATTTCTTCGGCTCGTTTGCGGCGGCAGGAGCGTCCTCCGGCACTTCGATGTTCGTGCCGTCAGGCGTAGCCTCTGCGGTAAACGCTGCGGGCTGTTCAGCATACCCGTCGTCTTCCTGCGGCTCTGCAACAGGCGCGGCAGTTTCAATTTCGTCATCAGCCGTTTCAACTTCATCATTTTCGCGGTTGATGATGGTGCTGACGGAGGGCTTTTTCTCCTTGGGCTTGTCGTTGACGCCCATGAAGTTAAAAGCGGGGATTTTGATTTCAGCCTGTTCCGGCTCGATGTCGAATACCTCTGCGCTCAGTTCAAACCGTTCGAGCAGCAGTTGGTTTTCTTCCAGCGTCAGGTCAATCATTTCAAGCTCGTCCTTGAGCTTCTCGAAATCCCAATCGCTGTACTCGCTGGTCTTGTTGTCCACGAGACGGAAGAAGTTTATTTGCTCCTCGGTCAGCTCGTCAGCAATAATGCAGGGAACGGACTGTATGCCGAGTTCACGACAGGCGCGGACTCGCGTATGACCCGCCACGATGACATAGTTCATATCTACGATGACCGGCACGAGGAAACCAAAGCGTTCGATGCTGTACTTGACCTTTTCGACAGCCAAATCATTGTTACGAGGATTGTTCTCGTATTCTCTCAACCTTGAGGTTGCAATCTCTCTGATGTTCATTCGTCTTTCCCTCCCGTCAGATAGAGGACAAACCCCATATAGGTCTTGTTCTCAGCGATGTACGCATCGTACACGGCTTTCAAACGGTTGTACTCGTCCTCGGTGATAGGCAGCTCATTACCGCCGAAAATAAGCATCTTGTTCTGCTGGAAGAACTGGCGGTCACGGTTCGGTGTGAAGAATGTAGTCTTGAAATCCAGACCGATACCGTTCAGCTCCTGATGGAGCTTGCCAACGTCCCACGTTGAATACTCGTGGCTCTTGTTGTCGATAATTCGAGCCAGCTTCGCGTCCTCCTCGGACAAGTCCTGTACGATACAGGGGACTTCTTCAAGTCCAAGCTGCAAGGCAGCTTTCAGGCGGGTATGCCCCGATATGATGACGTTGTTTGGGTCAATCAAAATCGGATTAAGGAAACCGAACTCTTTGATACTCTCGGCAACCTTTGCCACGCCAGCGTCATTGCGTCGGGCGTTCCCCTCATACTCGATGAGTTCACCCACAGGTTTGTAGATTACTTCCATGAAATCTGTCCTCCTTTTGTAGTAAACAAAAAAATGGCCTCCGCAGCTTAACGGAGGCCAATCTTTTAGTTCCTCTGTTTAATTGTCTCATTCCCCGTCAGGGGAGGTCCAAGCAAGTCCGAATGGACATCGGGCGGCTCTTGGACATAGCCGTAATGGTTTGCGTAACAGTAAGCGCAGCCGTTGCTGCAAGTGCTGTACGCGCCAATATCCACGCTTTCAACGCAGCCGCACAAACCGCGCTGGTTTCGGTCTTTTGGTTTGTTCACACCGAATATCTCGCCGTCAACACAACAGGATTGAGCAATACCCAAATCCTCCGCGCAAGCAGACAGGACCATTCCGTGCGCGGCGGCAATCTCTGAAAGCTGCTGCGCCAGTTCCCGCTGCTGCTCCTGTGTGAGAAGGGTGATGCCGAGAGGCCGCAGGTCTACGGTGCGGTAGCTGTCAACAAAGCTCATCACCGCTTTATGCGTATGACCTTCCAGCTCCTCGGCAATCTTTGTAAAAGCTCTGATGTGGTAGTCCCAAGTATATCGCTCGTTTATGAATACGGGGTCATACCGCCAGATAGCTTTATCAGCCCCGATTTTCTTGAACGCAGGAATCACGACCTCGTGCTTATCGGGAATGTTCTTCTCAACATCTCGACCGTATGGCGTGATTGTGTATTGGAAGTAGTATTTGAACTCGTCCAGCTCGTGAAGTCTCGGCAGCATAGGCGCTGCGTTCTTCGTCCAAAAGACAAACCCGTCTACTTTGTCGGGCGTGAGTGTCACACGCCCGACTTGTAGAGGGTTGTATGGGTTTCTAAGGAGGACAAATCCTTTCCCAACACGATTGTAAAACCACTCGGAAAATAACGCCGGAATATCTGTCCGTCTGCTTGCACTCACAATCATAGCGGTCTACCGTCCTTTAGATAGTTTGCGAATATCCAGTTGCGGCAGGTTCGCTGTTCCTGTGAGAAATATCCGGGGGGATTCGGCGTATAATCCCAGAAGTTGATGCGCCGCGCGTTTGTGATGTCGAGCTTAATCCGGTCATTCTCGATATGGATTTCCGAATTGGGGTCCGGCACGAACGCGACGTGGGTGTTCAGCGACCAAACAAAGCCCTCGCTTAAACCACAAAGATAATACGCCTTTGCATCAGGATATTGTCTGACGATAAGGTCTACGATTGCTTCGGATTTGTGGAACGTTCCGTAGTAAACTCGGTTGTCCTTTTCACCGATAAAGCATTTCGCGCAGCACTGCTCGATGTCAACATCTTTGATGGCTCGAAGCCAAAAGAAGTTGCACTTCTTTCGGATTTCGAGATGTAGGCGCATTGGGTTAATCATAGTTTGGTACGATACCATTATACCACCTCCTATAAGACAGTTCAATGACAGGTTTGTGACACGACGGAGCAATCCACGATTTCAGGGTTATGCTCCCTGAACCAATCACCGAATGCCGTCAGGATTTCCTCGCTGCTGCAAGGTGGGGCAGAGTTGAACTCTACGCCAGCCGCAAACATAGCGTTTTTCACCGCCGTAAACTCGCGGTCGAAGCCACTCACGCGGGTTCTTGCCACGCTCATTCGCGCTCCGTGGTCGGTGAAGCTCTCGAACAGGGCGTGGGTGAGCGGGTTTCCCGCACTCACAGAGTCGCCCACTGTCAGCTTGGCGAGGGTGATAGTGTAGCCGCCTTGCACCGTGCCAAGTAGCGTGTACTCCGTCATATTTGTTGTTGCGTATGACGGCAACGGGTTGGGACCGGTGTAGGGTTGCGGAATGAAATCTTTAACCATTTTTCTGATACCTCCTAAAGTTGATAGTCTTTGCCTTGCTTTGCGCCCCGGTCTTTGTATCTGACCGAGGGCTTTACCCACACAACCTTGCCACTCTTGTAGCGCCGCCGGTAGCCTCGGACGCTTACCTCGTGGTCGGGTTTGGTGTAAGGTCTCTTTTCACCGGGGAGTCGCCGCAGTTGCTCGCTGGTAATCTCCTCGGAAAGAACATAGGTCTTTTTGATGAGCGGCACAGCTTTGGGCTTGCCCTGCCGCTTTTTCTTCTTGGACTTATGCTGCGTCTGCGGCGGCAGCCTTGTTTCCTCTATGGGAATGACCTCCCGATAGTGAGCCATAAACAGCATGAGCGCATGATATTTCAGCGCAGCTTTCTCGTCTGTGTTGTCCGACAGTATCACCATTCGCAGCAAATCCCGCTTGACCTCATGCAGCTGTGGAGCAAAGCGATAATGGGTCGCCTCGAAAGTTTGAGGGTCGTAATCGAAGATTACGGCAGCCGGGCAGGGTCTGTTATCCATTCTCGGATAGATTGATATTTCCACGATGCCCTGCTTCTCTTCAAATGCCACATCAAGCATTTCTTCCTGCAAAACTATGACGCCCGACGCCAGCGGAGCGTGAAACTCCTCTTTGTCAAGCCAAGCCCTGTTTGCGATATACCAGTCAAGCACGATTTTCATACGGTCGTTGCTTTTGACGATGATGCGGTCGGCAGACTTTATATTCATGCGGTTCACCTCCTGTTTGCGTATTCCTCCTCGTCCTCAAACGCCATTTTGACGGCTCGGCAGATTTCATACCGCTCGTCTTCGGGATAGCCCTCTCGGAACAGGACGAGATAGCCGTCATCGTTCTCATCGTTGCTGCCGACATAGAACTGTGTCCCGTCATCGAGGTCGGGGTCCGGCTCAAGAACTACACCGATGGTGTGCTTACCATTGTTGATGTTCAGCCCCATAATGCCGCGCTCAACCTGATAGCCCTCGCTGCGGAGGATTTCGGTAACGCGGTCGGCGTCGCTTTTGTATTCAGCTTTGTACTCAATCTCCATATCAGCCTTTCTGCCTCCCTTTCTTCTTGCCCCGACGCTTCGGAACATATTTCGGAATAGGTTTCTTCTTTGCACCAATCAAGAACAGCTCTTTCTGGCTGACGTATCGGTCATCGTGCTTCATTTGCAGCCCTCCTCAAAAATGACCTCGTTCGGGTGGACGATGTAGTAGAGGATTTCGGTCAGGTAGTTTTTAATCCCGTGTGCCTCACAGTATCGAAGCAGCTCCTCATAATTTCCGTTGTCCTCGTAGCCGTCAAGCTCTTTGCCGTCCGAATTGAGGGACGGATTTACAATTCCACCGTACACATAGTCGTTCCAGTAAATCTCCATACGGTCGATTATGGCAGGAACGCTCGCTTGTTCTGCGGGCCATCTATCCTCGGCAATGCTGCCGAGGTATGCGTCCTGCTCATCAATTAGCCGTATCTCGTCATTCTCGACTTCATAATCGAAGTCGATTTCTTTCAACAGTTCTCTGAATGTCATCTTTTTCTCTTTCATAGGCTGTCACCCTTATTGTCAATAGTTTTCTCGATTTTTACATCATAGCCGAGTGCCGCATAAAAATCGACGAGCTTTTTGATTGAACTGTCGAGCGATGATATTACATACACATCTTCCTCGCCCGTGTAGCTGTCGTAATCGCCGTCGATTTCCACACCGACCCATTCACCTATGACTTTATCGTCGCTCCCATTGCATTCGATGTTGATGTTAAAAAAGCTGTTCAGCGCATCAACTTCTTCCTGATTTTTCGGTCTGTACCAGCGGTACTCATATCTCTCGTCGTCAATGTAGCTGTAACCGAATGGGGCATAGCTGTTTTCGATACACTCAATCGCGTCTACCTTTGCTTTCAAAATCTTGAATTTGCTTGCGCGGTTAATCGCAGCCTCATAATCCACGCATTCTGATTTGTCATTGAACTTTCTTCCGTCCAGCGCAACATAAACTGTGCGCGATACTGTTTCCGTTTTCATAGCCTTGCCTCCTCATATCTCATAAACTTGCGGGTCTTCCGTAGGGTCAATCCGCTTGACGTGAACGCTGTTCAAGCCAAAGGCGGCAACAGCTTTTTCTGTAGCCTCCTCGATGCTATCCGCGAGAATAATCAGCGTTCTGCCACCCTCGTATTTGCGGTGCGCCCTGAACAAGTGCTTGGCGATGGTGCGGTAGGCTTTATTTCTCTCTGAAATTGCCTTTGTCAATTCACAATCCCTCCATTCTTCTTTGCAAGGCCAAATCTCGGAGCCGAAGCCAACATCAGCCTCCCACTCAGCAAAAAGCTGGTCTATCGGGGTGGCGATTCGCTTAGCATCTTCGGGGTCTTCGTATTGGAGGCGGGTCAACTCTGTCATCAGGTCTTTCAGAGAATATCCGTGGTATATCAGCCATTGAAGCTGGTATTTCTCGTAATGGCCCATTTCACTTTACCTCCTCTACAACATTATTTTCTTTGTCCAGCCAGACTCGCTTATTACCGAGCTTGCCTTTCTTGTAGCCCATTTTGAGCATCTGGCGCTCGTGTTCGGCTTTCTCATCGTGCCATTGCAAGCTGCGCGCTCGGTATAACGGCTCCCAATGCTCGTCCATAAACGAATACCCCATACCGTCGATGCCGAAAAAGTAGCCCCATTCCTCGTGTTCATAAATGCGGAACCCGCACTCGGACATCAGACGAATGCCGTCCAGTTCTTCCAACCAATAATCGTCTGCGCTATTTCCGAAACTCCACAGCCAGCCCCACATCGGCAAAAGGCTGTCGCGTTCCACCTCGAACTCGTCTTCGGCGAGAATTACATCACCGAGTTCCTTGTTGTCGAACTCGATGCGGTGCAAGTCAGGCTCTTTATCATACCTGTCCTCAACGATAACACCACGCTGACCGTCGTTCTCGCCGTCCCAAACGCAAACCCTGTCTCCGTAGCTCGGCGTGGTAAGCTCGCTCCAATCATTAGGAAAGGCTTTCATCAAAGTCTCAATCATGCCGTACCGAACGGCATTAAATCCGTTTACCCACTCAGCGGCAGCGTCAACAACCGTCTTGCCTTTCATATCAGTCGCACCTCCTCGTTCTCATGCGCCCAAGAGCTTGCGTGATTTCCGACCAACGGCAATACTGGTTGGTGCCACCTGTCCAGTCTTTGTCATGCGCCATCGTGCGGTACAGGACGCGGGTGTACCACTCGTTTCGGCGGTAGCGTACATCGCTAATGGCGATGTAAACGAACTCGCCAGTTATCTCATCACGCAACACCGCCGAGAAATCGTAATGGTTCGGGTGGAACTTGTGCAGTGCATACCCTGCGGCTTTTGCCTGTTTTCTGAGGTCAGCTCTCGCCGCTCTCTGAAATGCGTCGTAATCCTGTCCGGTTTCACTGCCGGACGAAAAGGTGTGGTTAATCCACTTTTCCATTGTGTTAGCCATTTTTAACGCTCCTTTCTGCCAGTGCCATAAGTTCCTCGATTTCGTCCAGCGGAATGAGGACATCAAACCAATCATAGTCCTCGCCATCTTTTGTAGGTGAAAACATAACCTCGGCATATCGCGCCTCTGGGTTAGCCGTTGGAAACTCCACGCTGATTTCCATTGATTCAGCTTCGGGGTATTTCCCATCGAGCATATCAACTGGTGCGATGAAATATAGCGTTGTGGTGTTTGATTCGGGACATTCGTATGATTCCTCAAAGTAAATCCTGCGGTCAATCATAAATCAACCCTCCAATTCTAAAATCTCCACAGTGATGTGGGCGTAGGTTTTGCCTTCAAAAGTATCTTCGTCGTAGCCAACTACCTCAATCTTCTGAGCGAGCTGCCACGACGGAATAAAAGCCATCTGAACAGACGGTATCGACGCAAAGCCATCTACCGTTCGCCAGCCAATCGCAAATTCTTTGCCGCTCATTCGCAAGACATAACATAGCTCGTTCAACGAGCGAGGGCTGCTTTTCGCCAGCATAGGGTGCTTGGCGAACTCGACTTCAAGCCAAGTCATAAACTCTTTCTCTGTCATCAACTTACCCTCCTATTCTTGCGGCAACATCGCACACGCATCTTCCTGAGATGTAAAACAGTCCTTTGCAGGAAATACTAACAGTTCTGCACAACCGTTAGTTTTTGTCGCAGTAGTGTGTAGTTCTAATACCTCACGGAGCGCAATAAAGTCGTCTGGCATTTCTGTTGCTAAAACATAACTTCCGACCTGCGCAAGAAATATATAGCCCGTAACAGCAACGCCGTAGGGCTTTTCATTCAGGTCGCGTTCTAAAACCCATATTCTATCACCGCATTTCATAAACCGCTCCCTCCTTACAGCTCATACTCGTCCAGCCATTCTGCAAACTCGGCAAGGAACTCGCCGTTTTTAACCGTCAGCCAACCAGCGCAGTATGTATCAGAAAACTCACGATACAAGTGCTCAACCGTTGAGGCCGACACCTTCAAATCGCCGTGCGCTTTCAGGTAGTCGAGGATTATCTGCATTTCTTCAGGGTAATCGAAATTGTCCTTTTTCCAAAGGTCATATACTTTCATTGGTCGTGTCCTCCTTACCGCTTGCCGGAGCAGTATTCTTCAAAGGTTGGTTTGTGAAAGCCCCGCAGCTTATCCAGCTCCTGCGGTGAAATTATCTTTAAGGTCTCAACCCCGCAGCGTTTCAAATCGTCAAACACCTCTCGTTTTGGGGTGTTGAATCGCTGGTCGAAATCTTTTGTGTAGCCACCGATAAATCCATTACCCCAATCAACCAAATAAAAAATCATATAATCAACTCCTTTGCAAAATAAAAGAAACCCGCCATTTCTGGCGGATTTCAGTATATAGGCAAATTCAGCTAACCATTAAGGAATACGCAAATACTAAACCTTTTCTTTTTATTGAATACTTTGTACCCGATAAAAAGAAGTCAGGCGGCTCTTATGTAACCGTGACAGGAAATTTCAGACGTATTGATGAATACGCAGGAAATATGATTTTGACATCTGGAGAGGAAATACATTTAAATGATATTTACAGCATAGAGGGAGATGTCTTTGATATTATAGAGCGATCCTAAAATAAAATAATATTTTGGGCTACTGCCGCACAGAAAATGTGCGGCAGTTTTTTGTATATATTCTCTACATTATTATTCGGTAATTTATGCGTAACTAAAATGTGCAGACCGTTCAACCTAATTCGACAGAGATTTGCCATAAAATGGTATAAAATTTAGAAAAAGACGACTATATGTCAAATTAAAGTGTGAAAGTCATCACAAAATCCTTGAATTCTGATACCGTCAAGGCAGACTAACTGTTTTAGCATGCCGCAATTCAAGGAGGATTACAAATGAAATTCATTATAATTGATCGCAAGAAGTGTGTTTCCGTCAACAACAATCTTTATACAGCAATAAAAAGCTGTAACCGCTATGCCCAAAGGCAAGCGGAGAGACTGTCGGAACGCGAAATACTGATTGGTGATGAAGCTGAACTTGATATACTGTTAGAGAAAGAGCAAAATAGTCCCTGCGAGATCGTAGAGCGTAAAGAAATCTTTCGGGAGATTATGGAAATAATCGAAAATCATCTTACAAAAGATGAAAGACAGTTAATTATTGCTGTTTTTCTAAAAGGCGAAAAACGAAATGAAACTGCTCAGAAAATGGGTTTATCCTATAAACAGCTTACATATCGTTTGAACACCGCTCTGAAAAGGGTAAGAGAAATTTATAACGAAAATAAATAAATTGATTATTTCCGCTATAAGCTAACTGTAAATTTTCAGATAGTAGGGGCTTTTGTTCTGATTTTTGCACTTTAAGATATTAAGTAAATAATGCACAAAAAGGGAAATGTCTTTTTGTAGCAAGTTACAAACTTTTTTAAAAATCAAAAAAATATATCCAAAATTTGGGGAAAGTGGTCTAAATGATGTCGTTATATATATAGAGGGATAATTTTTCAGACCTGTTTTTGTCCCTTTTAGAACCTTGACAATTTAATCATACAGTAGTGAGAGATACACGCTTGTATTGACAGAACACAAGCATACCCGTCTGCGGAAACGGCATATCGGAGGAGAACTGTAGCACTGTATGGCGAAAAAAAAGAGGCAGGCAGAACTTGTTTTGTTCTGCTTGCTTATTATATAGGAGGTTAATATGCAAACTGCAAATACCATAATTCAAAAAAAGAAAATTGATAAAACTACTTACATTGTTAAAACTTTCTTTAATGGCGATAATTCAGGAAGTGTACCACAAAAAATGAAAACCATTATTGAAAATAAAATCGTAAAAGCTCCATTAAAAGACGAAAAATAGATTGATGATGTAGTATAATAAAACTTGACACAATCCACCCACTAAAATATAATAAAAAAGAAGGAGAGTGTCAAGGAATGGGACAGGTAAAGCAGTACAGCCGAGAATATAAAGAGGAAGCGATAAGGCTTGCCGAGGAAAAAGG